CGACCGTCTCGAGCGTGATGTTGTTGTCCGAGTTCACGAACGCCCACGGGCCGGTGCGCGAGTTCGACGTATAGACGCGCTGGACGCGGCCGCCGTCATTGTTGCCGCCGCCGTTGACGATCACGCCCGAGGCGTTCGCGCTGCCCAAGTTCAGCGCCGCACCTGTCGTGCCGATGTTCCGCACCGTCCAGTCGTAGCAGGCGGTGAAGCTGACGAGCCCATTGTAGGGGTGGACGTTCGTCAGGCTGAGGAAGTCAAGGCCGTCGACCATCAGGTTGCTGCAACCCGTCGTGAAGTCGAGCGCGTAGTGCGCGTTTCCCGTGCCCGTAGTTCCGCTGAAGTTGTCGGCGTAGTGGTAATTGGTCCATGTGCAGCCCTGGACCGTGGCGTGCAGCTGGCGGCCGCCGATGTCCGTGCAGTTCGTCCACGTGCAGTCGACGTTCTGGATGCAGGTCCAGGTGCCGGTCGTGGCATTTCCGCGATTCAGCAGCGTTTGGGTCTTCACGTTCGAGAACGTGATGCCGTTGTTGTAGTTGGCGATGCAAACGTACGCGCCGGACGCGGCCAGCGAGAATCTTGCCAACAGGGCGTTCTGGACCGTGCCGCCGGCAAAGCACGACAGCATGTTCAGCGCATTGTTGAGCTGCGCCTGCGTCGGCGCGACGATCACGTTGTTGACGTTGATCGGGCTCGCGATCTCCTGAAGGATCAGTGTGTCGCTGATCGCCGAGTTTGTGACGTCCGCGCGGAAGGCCTGCAGGAAGTTCCCGTACCACTGGAAGACGCAGTTCGACAGGCTGATGTCGCCGGCCGCCGTGGTCACGAACTCCTGCCGAGTGCCCAGCGCCGAGTTGGGCAGCACACGCGGGCCCGAGCCCGAGCCGGCGGTGCGGGTGCAGCAGGTCAGGATCACGTTCGGAATGCGGACCTTGCAGCCGTTCGGCGGCAGGAAGCCCACGTTGTTCGTGCCATCCGAGCCGATGCGGATTCCGCCCGTGGTCTGCCAGACGATCTTGCCACGCTCATCGGTGGGGATGCTCGCCAGCGCCACTATGCTGCCTGCGCCCGCGTATCGCTCGTAGACCCCGGAGCCCGACGCCGTCTCGATCCACACGCCCGGGAACACGCCGGCGACCGTGGCCGTGGTCGGACACGCGAGGACTTGGCCGCGCGTGCCGTTGGTCGTGCCCAGCTCGAACCAGTCGCCGACGACCTCGAAGGCGCCGATACGTGGCACGGTAATCGTCGCCGTGTCGGCGCCGCGCACCTCGATCCAGCCGACGACGTCGGCGCCAGTGGCGCTCGCACCGATGCCAGTCAGGGCCCCGGCCGCAAAGTCGCCGCCGGTCTTCGCCCGGACCTTGATGAACCCTGAAGCGGGCATCGCCGCGCCGGCGGCCGTCGGCTCGACCAGCCAGGACGCCCAGACGCCGAGCAGCGTCGCGGAGACTCCGCCCTGGCTCACCGTCGTGCCGATCGCCGGGACGTTGCCCGTGCCCGTGTTGTACGGGATGACGCGCACGCTCGTCCCGTCGATCTTCAGCTTTCCGCCGATGCCTGCGAACGTGACGGTATCCACCGACCCGAAGGCGGCCGAGTGGTTCGTGCAGTGGTAGCTGTCGACGTCGATCAGCAGCGTCGTGCCGTTCGAGATCGCATAGCTGTCTAGGGTGGCGTTGGTCGATCCGCCAGATAGCGAATCCCATCGCGTCGTGCCGCCGGCGTTGACGGTAAAGGCGGTCATGCGGCGACGACCGTTACCGGCTGGATGACGAAGCGGCGGATCATGCCCTCACGGTCGCGCTCGGTGATGATCACCTCGTACGCCTGGGGCTCGGCCGCCTCGACGTTGATCTGCGGACTCACCGAGACCGGTGCAGGCGAGACCTGCACGACGGGCGGGGCCTGCTGCGGCACGTTGACGGTGACCTCGGCCGACGACGGCGCGACGTTCACGACGGGTGGGGCCTGCTCTGGCACGTTGACCGTGACCGACGGCGGGGCCTGCTGCGGTACGTTGACCTCTACCGTCGGCCCGGCACTCTCGCGCACGGCGCCGGCGACGTCGCCGACCGCGCTGGCGAGGTCCTGGATCTCCCGGGCGACGAGGGCCGCGTCACTCATGCGCCGGTCGGCTCCAGACCACGCAGGAACGCATCGAAGAACTCACGGACGTCGACGGTGTCGGCCGGCGCCGGCAGACGCCGCTGCACCTCCGCCTCGATCAGCGGCTGGACGTCCTCGAGCGTGAGCCCGCGGACCTCCGGAGGTTCGGGGCGGGCCTCGATGGCGGCGAGCCGCTCCTGCAGCGGCTGCAGGGCTCCCGCCACGCGCTCGCCCACCGCGTCAGCCACCTGCACCGAGAGTTGCTTGAGGTCGGTCTCGATGGGCTCTTCGTCGACAGGCTCTGGTTCCGGCGCGGGCGCCGGCGCGGCCTTGCCGAACGGGTCGTCGCTCGCATCGCGCTTCGCGAGCGCGGCCAGGGAGTAGTTCTGCTGCTGCATGAGCGGCGACTCGCCACCCGGCACCGGCGGGCGGTTCTCGTCGCGCCGCGCCTCGTTGGGCGCGAGCCAGCCGCCGGCAATCGCCTTGTTGTAGGCGTCCATGCGGGTCGAGGGGTCCATGCGCACGAGCACCGTCTCGTCCAGCCAGGTCTCGAACCCGTCGAGCAGTTCGAGGCCCTCGTCGAGCCGCAGCTCGATCTTTTCGACGATCGGCTGCAGGGCCTGGTCGTAATACTGCTGGTTGAGCGCCGCGGTGTTGTTCACGGTCGGCATCGCGCCGAGGCCGAGCTTGTACGGCGGCACGTGGAAGCAGGCGCAGATCATCTCGCCGGTGAACTTGAGCTGCTCGATGAGCTGCGCATCGACCGCATTGACGGCAGAGGACTCGTACTTCAGCCCGTCGCCCAGGACCGCGACCTTGCCGGCGTTCTCGCCGGTGTAGTTCGTCTGCCACTGCTCCTTGAGTCGGGCAGCGGTATCCGGCGGGATCGTGCCCGGCGCGGTCAGGACGCCGCCCGGTCGGCTCATGTTCTTGAAGAACGCGGCTGAGTTCGACTGGATGTAGGAGCCCTGCATCGCGGCAACGCCGCAGGCGTAGATCGGCGAGACACCGATCAGCGGGTGCCAGGGCGTGTACATCCGGTCATGGATGATTTCGGACGCCGGCACGACGATCGAGGACTCGATCTGTGCAAGATCGTCTTCCTGCAGCTGGTAGTAGACCCCGCCGTCGGCCGCGACAAGCGGCTGCACCCGGCCCGGGTCGAGGATGTAGAGGGCGACGATCTTGCCGTCGCGATCGCGCTCCTTCAGGACGTAGGTATTCCCGAAGAGCAGCAGCGAGAGCACCCAGTTCTGGAAGAACTCGATGCGCGTCTGGTAGCGGTTGGGGCGCCGCAGGACGATCCGGTACGGCGGATCGGTCGGCTGCCAGATCAGAAGTTCGCGCGAGTACTTCATCACGCGCGCCGGCATCTTTGCGATGTCGCCGGCGATCAGTGTGACGCAGGCGAAGACGGCCCAGTTCGCGCTGACGGTCGTCTGGTTGACGGTGACGCCCTGCTGCCAGGCGCCGCTGTACGACTCGCTGACCGTGAACCAGCCGCCGGAGCCGTACCAGTTGACGGGCGAGAGCAGCTGCGCTGCCTTGCGCAGCGCGGTGGCGAAGCGGGCGACGAGGTTCACCCGTCAGCCCTCCGCCTGCAGGTCGCGGCGGCGGTAGTTACGGCGGGAGGCCTTCGGCTCGGGGGCCGCCGTCACCGGCGCAGCCGCGGTCGTCTCCTCGCTCGACTCGGCGTACATCGCCCGGCCGACCAGCGCGAGCACACGCGCGTCGCGCGAACTGGCCTCGAAGGTCTCGCGCTTCTGCAAGCGCCGGCCGCCGTACTCGAACACCGACTTCGCGATCATTTTCGGCATGAGAAAACCCGGCCCCTTGCGGGGCCGGGCTCCTAGTCGAGGGCTTCCAGGGATCAGGTCGTCGAGACGCCGTAGTCGGCGTTGTCGATCAGGTGCACGACGCCCGAGCGTCGCGTCTGGAAGTTGATCGGCCGCACGACCTTGATCGCCGTCGACTCGCTCTGGAACATCGACACCGGGGTGGCCGAAGCCGCCACCGGCGTGTCCGAAGCGCCCGTCGGGACCGAGTTCATCTCGATCGTCGCCTCGCGGCTCATCGAGACCTGGATGCCGCTGTCGCCGATGCGCCAGATGTCGCTCGGCTTCAGCAGGATCAGGTGCGACGCGTTGACGTTCTCGCCCGTGTACACCGGATCGCCCTTCAGCGTGCCGCCCGAAGCCATGATGCCCGGGAAGGCATCCTGGCCGAGCGAGTTCTGCATGAGCGACAGCGCCTTCGCGAGGCCCGGGTTCATGACGAACGCCAGGTTGGTCGCGTTCTTCGCGGTGATGAAGTAGCCGTAGAGCTGCTTGATGTCCGCGATCACGTCGTCGATCGTGCTGCCGTGGGTGTTGTGGCCGGCGACACCGTTCAGGATGCCGGCCGGCGACACGCCCGCGACCGCCGCAGAGCTCGACAGGAAGGTCGTGTCGACCTTCTGCGCAGAGGCCTCGACCAGCGCGTCACGCACGAGCGCTTCGGCCGAGGGGCTCGAGTCGCGCATGAGCTCGTTCGAGACCACGGCCAGGGCTGCCACCTTGAGCGGCGTGAGGTTCACGGCGCTGAAGTCGGCGGTCGTCGTCGGGATCGGCTTCGACTCACCGACCCAGTAGGCCGTCGAGGCGCCATCCTGCCCCTTGATCTGGACGTTCGCCGGCACCTCGCGCAGCGGGAGCTGGAAGAACACCGTGCGGGCGTTCAGGTACTCGATGAAGTCGCCCGTGTAGCGGTTGTCCGCCGTGACGAGCTCCGCGCCCCACTCGCCCGCGCCCGCGCCGCCGCCGGCGACTTCGTTCGCCTTGATGAGCGACACGAGGGTCGGGTTCGTCTTGCCCCAGCGCTTCTCGGCGATCTCCGAGGCGCGGACCATCTCGCCCTGCTGGAAGGCCGCGTAGGCCAGCGCGCGCGCGATGACCATGCGCGTGTAGTTCTGGCCCTTGAACTTCTCGTCGACGTCCTTCGTGTTCGGCACGATGATCGCCGGCGAACGGGCCGAGCGCTGCTGCGTGGCGGCGCGGGCCTGATCGTCGCCGTCGAGCGGCTGCACGATCGGGCGGCCGCGCTGGACGTCGAGCTGCTCGGCGCGGCGCAGGCGCACCAGGTCGGCGTCGATGCGCTTGATCTCGTCGTCGATCGAGTCGACCTCCTCCGCCTCGGCCTCGTCGGTCGAACGGCCTTCGTCCATCGACTTCTGCAGGATCTCCTGCATGCGCGCGGCCTTCGCGGCGCGCGTGGCCTCGAGGGCCTTGATCTGTTCTGCCCAGGTCTTCACTTCGTTTCTCCTCGGGTAATGAGCGGGATGCCGCCTTTCGCGGCCGGTTTGCTGCCCGAGACGCCGGGCGGAGTGATCAGACGAACGGGCGCGCCACGACGCTGGCCGAACGTGGCCGCGTAGCGCTGCTCGATCGACTTGATCGAGGTGACCATCGAGTCGCCGTTGGCCGGGATCGTCACGGCCGACAGCTCGAGCCAGAGCCACTTCGTGAAGCGGTAGCCCCACGAGCCCTCGATGCGGGCCGACTCCAGCGGCTGGAATCCGATCGACAGGCCGCGCACGAGACCGGACTTGATCTCCGCCCAGGCGACGTCGAGCCGCTCCTTAAGGGCGGGCGGTGCGTCGTCGAGGCGCAGCACGTGGCCGGAGATCTGGATCTCGTCCTTCAGGACCTTGGCGGCCGTCACGTGGCCGATCGGCTTCTGCGGGTTGTGGTGCGAGAGCAGCGGGATCGGCAGCTGAAACTCCGCACCCTTCGATTCGACGATGTCGCCCATGCGATCGACGCTGGTCGTCGTGGCGATGCCACTGAACGTGCGCTTCTCGTCGTCGAATTCCTTCAGGGTCATCAGGCTGTAGGCCCGTCGCATCGTTGTGGTCCTCACACGAAGAAAAGGTCGTACGTCTTGCGACGCGGTTTCGGGTTCATCGCCATCAGCGCGACCGCGTCGAAGGTCGCCATCAGCGGGTCGATCTTTGCGGCGCCGGCGGCCTGCTTCGTGATGACGATCGCGTTGCCGGCCGGCTGAACCTTTGCGTTGCCGGCGCACCAGGCCATGAGCGGCGAGCCGCCATGCAGCAGTGCGCCCTCGGCGAGTTTTCGCTCCGTGGTCTTGATCGCGCCGACCAGGCGCCAGCCCTGCGGGATGCCGACGACGCGCTCGTGCTCGATCTTCTTGGCGACGATCGCGTCGACGATGGCGCCGATCCCCGCCTGGTCGACGCCCACGCGATCGAGCAGCCCGGAGGCTTCGATCTGCTCGACGCGGTCCGCGACCTCGGCGATGTCCTCGCCGATCTCGTTGACGATCGTCAGGTCGCCGGCGCGCTCGAAATCGAGATAACGCGAGGCCTCGGACTTGCGCCGCTCGAGCGCCACGGGATGGATCCACGCGTGCGCCCAGTGCAGCCAGTGGCCGGTGCCCGCCTCGCGACCGACGACCGCGAGGCCGAGCATGTCGTCGAGGCCGCCGCCGTCGATCCCGACCGTCACGACCTCGCAGCGCTTCAGCAGGTCCTCGAGCGTGACGCCGGCGGCGCCCTTCTCCCAGAAGTCCGCGCCCGCCCAGCGATCGCCGTGCAGCGCGAGGCCCACCTCGACGTTCAAGTGCTGCGACGCCCAGGCGCGCAGCTCGCCGGCGCCCGTGGCCTCGGCCGTCTGGAACTCTTCGAAGAGGCGCGGGATCGAGATCGAGCGGCCGGCGTTCGGCGTGACCATCGACCAGTTCGCCGGGTCGCGCCATTCCTCGGGCTTCGACTGCATGTCCGAGGGGAACTCGTACAGCACCGGCAGCATCGCGCCCGTCTGCTCGCCGTCCCGGATCCGCCGGGCCTTCGTGAGCTCGGCCTTGAACACGCCCGTGGGCGCGTCCTCCGACTGCGTCGTGATGAAGGCCATGAAGGCCTCCGGGAACGGCAGCATGCCGCCGCGCAGCTGGCGGATCGCCGAGGCCGCCTTCGCCATCTTCGCGACCACGTGCAACTCGTCGATCAGGACGCCGGCGCACTTCTGGCCGGTCAGCACGGCCGGGTCGAAGGTCATCACCTGCAGCTCGGCCTTCGTCTCACGATGGACGACCGTCTTCAGGTGATCCCGCACGTGCAGCTTCTTCTGCAGCACCGGGTCCAGCGCGATCGCGCCCGAGACCGCGCTGAAGGCGATCTCCGCCACGTCCTGCACCGGCGCCGTCATGATGAAGGGCGCGTTCGGCCGCTGGTTCAGCAGCAGCGCCGTCAGCATCATCAGCGCGCCGTTCGTGGTCTTGCTGTTCTTCTTCGGGACCAGCAGGAACAGTTCGCGGATCGCGCGGTCGTGGCCCGCGGTGTCGAGCGACCCCCAGAGGGCCCGGACGATGTCGCGAAACCAGTCGGCCCCGGCTTCCTCGAGCGAAGGCGTGCCCGGCACGTCGGCCAGGCGCAGCTTGTTGTAGACACCGACCGCCCGGTTGCCCCAGGCGAGGTTGAGCGGCAGGTCCGGAACCAGCGAGCGGCCGGACTGCAGTCGCTCGACCCAGTCGGGACAGGACAGGTTCCAGGCTACTGCACGCTCGAGGGCGGCCGAAGCAGGGACTCCCACTCAGTTCCCACTTGCGCGGTGCCGGCGTCGGCCTGCGCCTGCGCCTTCTTGCCCTTCGGGGCGTCGTCGACGGGCGTCTCGGGTGGCGCGGCGATCCGCGGCGTCAGCTGGCTGTACGCCTTGGCGGCCGCGACATTCCCTTTCCTCGCGGCCCGGTGCACCGCCTCGAGGACCTCCATGCGCCGCTGGTACGCGCCGACGGTCAATTCGTGCCCGAAATGCTTCACCAGGGTCACGCGCGAGATGCCGAGGGCGAGCGCGATCTCCTCGTGCGACATTCCCGCGCCCGCCGCGATCGAGACCTGACGGCGCTGCGGTTTCGTCGGTGCGTAGGCTGGTCGGCCGCGTTTCGCCATCTATGGAAAATCTGTACAGAAAAACGCCCCGGGTTGGAAAAATCGCCCAGGAAAAAAACTCTCCGTGCGCCCGCGCGTGGAGGTGTCCGTCGACTCGAACCCGAAAAGCGGTCCACCCCCCCTCGTCGGGTCAGCGGGCGGCCCTGCGCTGGGCGCGCTCGGCGGCCTCCCGTGCGGTCTTCTCGTCGTGATGGGCCTTGCACAGGCCTTGCAGGTTCGATTCGTGCTCGGGCCCGCCATCGCAGAGCGGCACGATGTGATCCCACTCATCGGCAGCCGTCACCAGACCCTGCCTTTCACACTCGGCACAGAGCGGGCGTTGCTTGGCGAGCCGTGCGTTTCTGGTCATGCGTGCACGTCCTCTGAGTCGGAGTGCGCTGCTCGACGATTGGAACCGCTGCGGCGCCTCGAGCGGTCGGACGTAGTCGAGGTTCGCGCGCGTGACCGCGGACAGCCGCAGTTGCTTGACCTTCATGGCTCAGTTCCGCACCGGCGTGCCATCGAGGTACATCTCTGGCTCGCCTTCGAAGTCCTCAATCACCGTGCTGATGGCCGCCAGCATCTGTGCGTTCTGCTCGCTCACGGTCCGCAGCAGGGAGACCAGCTCCTGATGCATCACCAGCAGATCCCGATGCGCCTGCATCAGCTCCTGGTGTGGGGAGCTTCCGGACGAGGCTGGCGAGCCGGACCTGCTGTCGTTGCTCGAGCCAGTTGACGAGTCGGCGCTTTCGCTCTTGGCATCCGCAGGGCATGGGACGTATTCCTGGGCGTCCTCGCTCACGTTCAGCCCTGCGCGGCGCACTGCGCCAGCAGGAGTTCGCTTCGCGGCGTCTTGGTCAGCTGCACGTTGGCGAGCGTCACCCGGTACAGATCGGCGCCGGCGTAAGGCTGCCCGTTTTCATCGGCATAGCACGTGGTGCCGAGCTCGACAGTGCCGACCGCACGACCCGCGACGAGGCCTTGGGTCGGGTGAATTTTCGCCTCATAGGCGATCTTCGAAACGGCCTGCAGTACCGGCGGCTTCGGAGGTGCCAGGTACTGGGCCCACACCGTGCCCGTCCAGTCGGACTGGTCGGTCGTGGGATTGAGCACAGGCACGGTCCGGGCCCGGAAGCACCAGGTTCCATAGTCGAGACCGGTGATCGTGGTCGTCGTGCCAGGCGCGGCAACCGCCCTGGACGCGGGCGTACCTGAAGCTGGCCACGTGTTGCCAGCTGCGCACTTGATCCACTGCACCTCGGTCGACTGGATCTCGCCGATCGCGAGCGGCGTGTTGTCGGTGCGCTGGGTGGGATGCGTCCAGTTGACCGTCGCATCGGCGGCATCCGCTCGGTGCACGATCATGCCCAGCAACACGATGAACACGATCAGCGCCAGGACGAACGGGCGCGAGAAGGCGGGCCAGCGGCTTTCCATGGTCACCTCGGTTGGGAGAGGATCACGAGCCCGGCTCACGGGCCTGGTTGAGGCCGTTCACGGTGTGTGCCCGGGCCGGGCTCGGTGAATCGATTCGGGGTGGAAACGGAGAAGGCCCGCACGGTGGCGGGCCTTCGCTTTGGTTTACATCGCATGGTCCTCGGTCTGGGGGGACTGAGGTCAACGTGCCGGAAATGTGGTCCAGATACTGGCGGTTTTCAATCCGATTTGAGATTTCGCAAAACGTAGTCCGCGACCTCGATGCGCGCACGCTTGAGCCGGCGGTAGAACGTCGTCACGTCGCACCCGCAAAACGCGGCCTTGTCCTCGACCACTCGGTACTGCAGGTAGAACGCGCGAAAGGCACGCCGTTCCCTGCGCTTGAGCCGTGCCACGCCCTGGTCCACGAGCAGCAGCTTGATCGGCATCGAAGGCGGCGCGGCCGTGCCGAACGAAGCCACGCCCAGCAGCTTCGACTGCATCATGCGGTACGCCGGCGACTGCTCCTGGCCGGGCCACCCGGACGGGCCGTCCGGGTTGTCCTTGAGCCATTTCGCCCAGGCGTCGAACAGTGCTGAGATCTCGACCGGGACGCCGTCGATGACGCCGCGCCTCCGATCGATCACTTCGCTCATGACGGCCGCCATCGGATCACGCGTCTTCGCTCAGTCGCTTCGGGAGCTTGCCGTGCATGTAGCGCCAGGCGGTGGTAAAGCTCACGCCCCACTTCGAGGCCAGCGCCTCCGGCGTCGGCAGCGCGTGACGCTCCATGCGGCTCGTCGAGGCCTTGATCTGCCGGCGCACCTCGAGGGCCTCGCGGACGAAGCCCTCGGGCACGGTCATGGATCGGCCACGCCATCGTCGGTCCCCGATTGCCTCCGGCGTCATGGGTGCCCTACCAGCCGGCGAGGCCGACGAAGTAACCGAGCGCAAAGCCCGCGATCGCGCAGAACGCCATCGCGATCCAGGTCGCGAGCGCCACGCCTTCGCGCAGGTCGTCATTGCCATCGCCGCGCAGATGGTCGTCCCAGTCGTTTCGCTGTCCGCTCACGGTCCGCCTCCGTCGGTGGAGCCCGGCCGTTCCCAGCCGAGCGTGTGGAACATTCGCTCGAGCGTGGCGATCGCCTCGCCCGACTTGACCTGGTCCCGATGAAACCGCAGCAGTCGCCATCCGAGGAGCGTCGCAGCGTTGTACTTCTCGACGTCGTCCTTGTAGCCCTCGGGGCTCGTGTGCCGGCCCGTGAGGATGATTGCCTGCCGATACCCTTGCTGGCCGTGGCCCTTTGGGAGCAGCGCGCGCGTGGCCACGAGGCCTTCGAACTCGGCCGCGAGCTTGTACTTCGGCCACGCGAAGTCGAACCGCCAGCGCCGGCCCAGCTCGAGCGCGAACGCATGCTGCCTCGCCGGGTCCGGCATGCGATGCGCGCGGATCTGGAACGCCAGCTCGTCCTCGTGCTGGTCGCGCTTCGCCTTCGCGGTGGCGCGACGCAGGCCGGCGACGATGGCGGCAGCTTCGTTCACGCTGCGCTCAACCGCTCGCGAAGGAGATATCCCTCCAGGGACCAGAGCTGGTCGATGGCCTTGAGACGTGCGATCTGCTTGGCGAGATCAGCATCGAAGTTCGACGGAGACGCACACGCAGAGGTCCCCAAGACCGTGAAGCCGTTTTGCATCACGAGCACGCAAATCGTGAGCAGATGCATGGACGGCTCCGAGGTGAATCCGGCGAACGCCTTCTCAGCTTCCGCACTGGTCTCTGCGGAGCCTGCCTTGTCGAGGAACTCCATCCGGGCACCCTGCGCGGCCGTGAAGTAGTACTCGGCCTTGATGCGAGACTCGATGCTCTCCGGCGTGACGCGCGGAGCTGTGAGGTTTCTCGCCTGTATCACTGCCTCAATCTGCCTGTCGTCCATGTAACTTCCTCGCTGTCGTAGGGGTGATTACTGCAGGCCCGGCTGCTTGTCCGCATTGCGCCGGCGGCCGCGCGGGAGCTTCTCGATCTGCTCGCGCGTGTCTGGTCCGATGCCGGCATCCGCGCCCTGCTCCGGCGCCTCGCCCTCGCCGAACGAGTTGAGCGGCAGCTCGCGCTGCTTCTCGCTCTTCGTGGCCTTCTTGCCGAAGGTGAGCTCGCAGTCGACGTCGTGGCCCATGTACGGCCAGAGTTGTGCAACGGTCTCCGCGCTCGGGGTGCACTGGACCTGCACGGAGCACGCCGTGAGGCCTCCGACCTGCGGCTCGAGCGTGACGCGCGCGAGCTTCACGTCCTTGAGTTCGATCTCGATGTCGGCGCCGAGGCCGACGGTGAGCAACACCTGGCCCTGTTCGAACTTTTCGCGCAGCACCAGCGGGCGGAACATGCGCAGGATCGGCTCGTCGAGCTTGCCCTGGCTGCGGTGGCTGAACAGCGCGTCGTGCATGTACGGGTCGCCGGTGAGCGCGTTCAGCTCCTCCTTCGTGAGCATCAGGCCCTCGAGCGGGACGTCGAGCGCGGGCACGTCTTCGTCGCCGTGTTTTTCGGTTCTGCTGTTCAGGCTCCCGCCGATGCGGCAGGGGCGTTTGTCGAGCGTGAGCATCAGTTCGTGTCCTCGTAGCTGGGTTTGACGGTCGGTCGTGCCGTCGCGCGGCGCGGCTTCGCGCCACCGACGTGAAAGGATCCACAGGCCTTGCAGCGGTACGCCGTGCGCGGCCGCTCCGTGCCGTGCGGTTTGCGCTTCGCGGCCTGCGCGGCGAGCTCGTACGTCGGGAACTTCGCCTTGCCCGTGCACGAGATCAGCTTGCGCAGTGAATTCACGCGCGAGGCCTCGAGAGCAATCGGCGTGCGTTGTGCTCGAAGTACGACGGCGCCTCGCGCCTGACCTTCACCTCGACGTCGGCCGCGTCGATGTCTACACGGGAGGCGTTCAGCGTGAGGTTCAGCGTGGTCACCTCCCGCACCGCGGCGTCGAGCCGCAGGTCGGTGACGCCACGCAGCTCGCGTCCGTCCAGGAACACCTTGCCGCGCCCGAGCCCCGTCAGTTCGATTCGCACGTCGTGAATCACAGCGCCTCCCCGTACACACGTCTGTACAACGCTTCCCATGTCTCCGGCTTGCCACCGGGACCGCGCCCGGCGATCGCGAGCTGCAGCTGCCGGCGCTCGATCAGCGCACGCACCCGCTCACGTCGTTCGGTGCGCGTGGTGATGCCGTCGAACAGCGTCGGCTCTCGCAGGCGATCCTTGATCCAGGCCTCGACCATGACGGTCGGATCGCTCACAGCTTCGTGAGCCCGGGGGTCGTGGGCGCTCGCCGCGGCAGCGACCACGGAGCATCGGGATCTGGATCGAACCCGAGCGCCGCGCGTGTCTCGCTCGCCTCGAGCATGTCGCCGTAATGCTGTGCGAATCGCTTCTCTACCCAGTGCAGCTGATCGGTCTGGGTCATCGCAATCGCGCGGTAACCGCCGAGCGTCTTCACTGCGCGATCGATCACCGGATCGAGTCCCGAACCGTCGCGATAGCCGCCGGAGGCATGCGCAAGCACCCTCGCCCACGCCTCGCCGACGGTGGGCCGTGCCGCCTGGCGCAGCGCGTTGAAGTCCGCGGGACGAGGCATGAACCGCGATGAGCGCATCAGTTGCCCGGCCGCTTGCTCGAACTCCGGGAACGTCCAGTCGCGCAGCGCGAGCCAGTAGGCGTCGAGCAGCAGCTGGTCGATCTCGCGCTCGTAGACCTTGGCCATGCCGTGCATCACGGCGTGGAACCGCTGGAAGTCAGCCTGCTGCACGGCGCATCTCCGGTGGGACCCAGCCGTCGGTGTTTGCGATGTTCTTCCTCGTGAGTGCGCTTAGCTGCGGGTGCGGCGTGGTGCGCCCGAAGGCGAGGCCTGCGTCGATGTGCTTGGCGTCCCGCAGGAAGAGCTCGACGTCGTCGAACTTGCGGTGCTGATCGTTGTCGCCCATGTGGAAGGCCGAGTTCCGATAGCCCGCGATTGCTTCGCAGAGCACGTCCGGCGGGTACAGCGTCAGGGCTCGCTGGATCACCTTCCGGCGCTTCGGGTCGAGCTTCGAGCGCGGATGGTCGTAGACCCGGCGCCAGTGATCGAACACCAGCTGGACCGGGTCGGGCGCGGGAAGATCATCCGGCGACGAAGTCGACGAGTCTTTCTTGCTCTTCCCTTCCCTTCCCTTCCCTTCCCTTCCCTTGGGAACGGGCGCGCGCGAAGAAGGCTCACTAGACGGCACTGAAGTTGATTTTGTGGCCTCACTAGAGCCGTCACTAGAGCGCTCACTAGACGGCTCTAGTGTTGCGATGAATGGTGCATCGATCTTCTTGAGCTTCGCCCTCACCCACCCCGGCGCGTGGGCGTGCCAGTCGTGGACTGTCAGCCGGTGCTCTGGGTCCGCGTCAATGAAACCGGACAGCAGCAGCGCCTGGATGAACGAATCGGGCGGGCCCATCCAGTAGCACGCGCGCGCGATCGCGCCGTCGGGCCATTTACCGATGTTTCCCTGCGGCGCCTTCTTGCCCGTGAACGCCCACAGGAGCTCGAGGTGCCCGAGGGCCGTCGGCAGCTCGACGCCGAGGCGCGCGCAGAAGTCGAAGGTCTTCGGATGATCCAGTGCATCGAGCTTCATGCGGGCCACCAGGTCACCGCACGGCGCCCGTTGACGACCTTCGGCTCGCCCTTGCGGACGTGCGTCGGCTCCAGCTCGGGCAAGCGCCTCGCCACGGCCCAGCGGTTGATGCTCATCCGCGCGCCCAGCTCGAGCGACGTGAGGCCTGGCCACTTGCGGACCGCCTCGAGCACCTCGCGCTGCTGCCGGCCGAGTACGCCCGAGGCCTTGATCGCCTCGGCCGCCTCGTGGCTCGTGACGGGATCGGCGCGCCTCGAGCGCGGCGTGTCGGCGAGCAGCGGTCGCTGCGCCTCCTCGACCCACCGGGAGATGGTGAGGAAATCGATCTGCTGCATCATGCAGCGGCTCCCGTGTCTGACGGCCGGTGCGTCCGGGCCGGTTGGTTTTGGCCTACGCCGCATTCGGTGCGCCGCCCATTCAGCGGCACCTGCAGGCGTGGGATCGTCATCGTGCGGAGGACCGCGTCGCGCGAACGGTGCGGACGCGAAAAACTCATCGGCGTCCCGCCTTGGCGGGAACGTGCCCCGCGTCGGCGAGCAGCTGCGCGATCTGCGGCATCAGTGTCGCGAGCGTGTCGACGGCCGCGCGTCGCTTCTGCTCATCCGACGGCAGAAAACGCTCCACGAGCCAGAGCACGGGCCGATGATCGCCCGTCGCTTCGACGATCGCCGCCAGCAGATCGATGTCGAGGTTGCGCAGAGGGTCGCCGTCGCCGTGGTTCAGCCGCCTTCCGAGGTCGGAAGGGCTCATATCGATCGCGGCCGCGACGCCGCCAATGCCGCCGCGGAACTGATATACGACCGCGCAGAGGCACTCCCGCAACGTGCGGTACTGCTGCGTCAGGCCAGGCTGCAGCTCGAGCGTCAGCTGCATGTCGGCTCCGAGCGGTTGCATACAGTTCCACTGGATGCCACTGGATCGACGAGGTGCGGGCGTATGGTCGGGCTCATGGCACGAGCCTCACGCCGCCCTGGTCTTGGATTGCTTCACGAGGAAGTCGTGCAGGCGCTGGACGCGCGTGACTGTCGGGTCCGACTGGTAGTCGCCGGCGAACTTCTTCAGCCATTCGTAGCTGACGGGCTCTCCGGCGCCGGCGGCTATCTCCCGGAGAGACAGTTCGGAGGAAGCTAGGAGAGCGCGGGTAGTCGCCAAGAGGTCACTCATGGCCGCAAGCCTAGGGAATAAATTCCCGGTTTGTCAAGGAACACTTTCCCGGACTCAGGGGAAAGAATTACCCATGCCCTCAGCCCGCAAGTCGACAGTCCGGAACCTGGCGCTGAATCTCCGGCTTTTGTTGGACAAGACGAAGTGGTCGCAGGCCGAACTCACGCGCCGCGCCAACGAGATCGCGCGGAAGGAAGGCCTCGAGTCCATCGATCCGAAGACCGTGAGCAACATGGTCCACGGCCGGACGAAGTCGAGCATCGAGAATGCCGACCTGGTCGCCCGAGCCTTCGGCCTGAATCTCTGGCAGATCATTCACCCGAACTTCGTCGTCACTTGGATCAACGACGGCAAGAACCTCGAGCGCCTGATCGATGCCTATCACTCCACGGACGAGACCGGCAAGCACAGCATCCTTAGCGTCGCGGAAATGGCGGCGCGCTACGGCAAGGACTAGGCGGGAGGCAGGCGACGATGAGATGTGCCATTGCGATCGCCGCGCTCGTGGCGTCGACTGGAGTCCAGGCGCAATCCATGGAGCGTATGGCGCAAGCGACGATCAACGCGAGCGGCAAGGCATGCGCCGCCGTCACTTCCGTTCGGCCGCTCGGCACGATCGACGACGGCACGCCGCTAGTCGCGGCTTACTGCTCGGACGGCAAGGGGCACGTCCTGAAGATCACCCCGCGCGACACGTTCGAGTATCTAACTAGCTGCTCGGCCTTCAACGCCGTATCAACCCGCAGCCGCTGCTGAACGGCCCTACACCTACGAGGCCGTGACCTTGCGCACAGAGTCGGGAATATTTTCCTTGACACACCGACAGAGCCGGGAATAAATTCCCTCCCTGCCGCCTACACGGGGCGGACTGGAGGGAGCGATGCGACGGAACGAATCTCACGGCTACAGCTGCAGCCACTGCGGCTGGATCGGCCGCCAGCCATCGGTCACCGATGCGTCTGAAGCCCGCGTAGACGCCTACGGCGCGGTCGTCGTCGATCGGCAGCACCTGCCGGTCTGCCCGCGCTGCTTCTCCATCGCCAAGCCAGTCAGCCTCGTCCAGCTCGACGAGACCCTGCGCCTGGCCGGAGCGCTCGCGTGAGCGGCGGCGGCTTCACGGTCCGGCTGACCTCCGATCAGATGGCGACGATCAAGGTCGCCCTCGGTACAGATGCCGCGACGCTGCGGAGCATGCTCCGCAAGCTCGGGACCGACGAGGCCCTCGAGCAGCAGCTCCGCGACGTCTTGGAGCTGATGGAGGTCCTCGGCAACGCGTCCACGCTGCATGTGCAGACGTATGTCCCCGCCGCCTCGGCCGCGAGGGTGCAGTCGTGAGCGCCGCCAAGCACAGCCCGGGCAGCAACGGCCGCTTCGTGGCGCGACATGGCCACTCCCGCAGGACGCCGACGTACGTGACGTGGGTCGGGATGCTGCAGCGCTGCACGAATCCGAAAGCGTCGAATTTCGCGGACTACGGCGGACGTGGCGTTACGGTCTGCGAGCGCTGGCGCCTGTTCGATGACTTCCTCGCCGATGTCGGTTGCCGCCCAGAAGGGACAACTCTCGACCGCATAGACCCGAATGGGAACTACGAGCCCGGAAACGTTCGATGGGCAACGCCGGCCGAGCAGCGTGCCAACCAGCGCAAAGGACTCGTCGACCTGCGCGGAGAGCGCTTCACGCGACTAACGGTCATCAAGTTCGCGGGCCGCAACGATCAGCGCAACTCGTTGTGGCGATGCGCCTGCGACTGCGGCTCGGAAGTGACGCTCCCCGAGTATCGCTTGAAGAACGGCACGACCAAGAGTTGCGGCTGCCTCTGCCGCGAGCTTTCCGCGGCTCGAGCCGCAAAGCTCGCCAGCATCCGCTGGGCTCGATCGGAGGCAAGGTCATGAACGAATGGTCTGACGCGGCGATCGCGAACGGCATCGCACTCATGCTGCGTGTGTTCCTGGGCATGCTTGCGTTCCTCGCGGTTGCGGCCGTCGTGAAGTTCTTCGTGGAGCGGATCGACGCGCGCCGCCCGCGCCGGGACATTCGCCGTATCGAGCGTCACTCGCGCGCTCGCCGGCAGATGGCGCGCGACCTGCAGCCACGGTTCCCGCAGGTTTCTGCCCTGGACCATGACGCGCTCGAGCGCCGGGCGAATCGCCGATGAGCGCCAAAATCATCGATGCCTCTGGCCGCTTCCCGGGCCCGCCGCGGTTTCGCGTCGTCGCGGCCCTGCAGCCGATCGAGAGCGCGAAGGCGACCGGCTACGAGACCCTGATCCTCGCGCCCGACGTGTCGATCGGCGAGCTGATGCACGCGCTACGTGCGAGCGACATCGTGCTGAGCACGGTCGGGCCGTTCCAGATCCTGAAGCGTCGCCCGCCCTCGCCCGGCGCAGCCTGACCACCCACCCACCCGGAGAACACGACTGATGGCTTCGAAATCCAGTACCGCACGCACTGCGCCGCCGTCCGCCGGCGAGCCCGCCAGCGCCTCGAGCGCCCGCGCGCAGAGCCTCATCCACCGCATGGCGGCCCGCTACTCGGTCGACGCCGACAAGCTCATGGGCACGCTGAAGGGCACCGTCTTCCGCGGCATCAAGCAGAAGGACGGCTCGTATCGCGACGCCACGAACGAGGAGCTGATGAGCCTCCTGCTCGTGGCCGACGCGTACCAGCTGAACCCCTTCACGCGCGAGATCTACGCGTTCCCGGACGAAAAGCGCGGCGGGATCATCCCGGTCGTCTCGATCGACGGCTGGCTGCGGATCATCAACACGCACCCGTCGATGAAGTCGCTGCGCATCGAGTACGTCGGCTTCGACGTGCCGAAGGACGACCCGGGCCACGACCCGTACATCGAGGTCACGATCACGCGCAGCGACCGCGACGATCCGACCGTCATCCGCGAGTACATGGCCGAGTGCTGGCGCGACACCGGGCCCTGGAACTCGCACCCGCGCCGCATGCTGCGCTGGAAGGCGATCATCCAGTGCGGCCGCGTCGCCTTCGGCTTCGGCGGCATTTACGACCCGGACGAGGCCGAGCGCATCCGCGACTCGCTGGCGATCGAGGGCCAGGTCGTAGAACGCACGATGAAGCCCTTGACGCAGGCCCCGCGCGCGATCGAGCAGCAGGCCTCGCCCTCCCCGCTCGCCGGCGTGTCGCCCGTGACCGCCGAGATCGACGAGGCCGAGCTCGCGCGCATGCGCGCCGCCGATGCCGAGCTGATGGAGACCGAGGCCGGAGCTCGTGGCTGAACTGGAGTTCAACGAAGCCCGGCACGAGTACCGGCTGGACGGCCGTTCCCTCCCGTCTGTGACCAAGGTACTGGGCATCCTTCAGGACTTCGGCGGCGTGCCCGCCGAAGTCCTCGCCCGCGCGGCCGAATTCGGCCGGCACGTCCACCAGGCGGTAGACCTCTACAACAAGCGCACGCTCGACGAGGGCTCGCTGGATCCAGCGCTGGTCCCGTACCTCGATGCGTGGCGCACGTTCCTTGCCGACACCGGGGCAGTTGTCGTCGAGAGCGAAAAGCGCGTGTGGCACCGAACGCTGCACTACGCGGGTACGCTCGACGTGCTTGCTGACTGGCGAGGCCGCCGCTGCCTTATCGACATCAAGACCGGCGCGCTGCCGCGCACCGTCGGCGCGCAGACCGCAGCCTACTGGGCGGCGCTCGACTCGATCGGTGGGCGGGCCGCTTCGAACCGCCCGCGCTACTGCGTGCAGCTCAGCCCCAACCGTTACCAGATCCACCACCTGAAAGACCCGTCCGACTGGTCGCTGTTCCAGTCGGCCCTCAATTGCTGGAGGTTCATCAATGCAGGCTGACGCTTTTCCCGCCGAGTTCGAGGCCGTGGTGCCCGCGCTCGACGCCATCCGCTCGGGCTACCGGGCGATCGCCACGATCCGGACCGCCGAGCAGTTCACCCAGGCCGGCGAGTTGCTGAAGGCGGTCAAGGGGGCACTGCGCCAGATCGAGGACCAGCGCCTCGCGATCACGCGCCCGCAGAACGAGGCGATCCGCGCCACGAACGCCCAGGCCAAGGCCGCGGCCGCGCCGTTCGAGGAGGCCGAGCGCGCGATCAAGGCGCGCATGGTCGAGTTCTCCAACGAGCAGGAGCGGCTCCGCCGCGAGGAGCAGCGCAAGGCCGAGGAAGCCGCGCAGCGCGAGCGCGAGCGCATCGCCGGGGAGGAGCGCGAGGCGGCGGCGAAAGCTGCAGAGCTGCGCCGCCAGGCGGAGGAAGCCGCGGCCGCCGGCCGGGCTGCCGAGGCCGCGAAGCTCGCCGCACGAGCGGAGAAGCAGGACGACAAGGCCGAGGCGAAGGCGGAGATGCAGGCCGCCGTCGTCGCGCCGGTCATCCAGCGTGAGGCGCCGAAGGTTGCCGGCATCGCGACCCGCGACGTGTGGAAGTTCGAGGTGACGGACCCGTCGCTCGTGCCGCGCCAGTACCTGGCGATCGACGAGACGAAGATCCGGCGCGTCGTACAGGCGATGAAGGCTGACGCGAACATTCCGGGCGTGCGCGTGTACTGCGAGAAGCAGCTCGCGGCGGGAGTGGCGTGATGCAGACCGAACTCCTGAACCTGCCGATCGCGCAGCTGCGCGTCTCGTCGACGCCTTGCCAGGCCGAGCGCCGCAAGCACCTCGACAAGGCCTCGATCAGCGAGCTGGCGAAGTCGATCGCCGGCGTGGGCGTCCTGCAGCCCCTGGTCGTGCGCCGGGTCAACGGTCACTTCGAGATCGTCGCCGGCGAGCGCCGCTTCCTGGCCGCCAAGGAGGCGAAGCTCGAAACCGTGCCCGTCACGGTGCGCGACCTCACCGACGAGCAGTTGCTCGAGGTGCAGCTCGTCGAGAACCTGCAGCGCGCCGACGTGCACCCGATGGCCGAGGCCGAGGGCTACGAGGCCCTGCACAAGCTCGGTCGCTCGGTCGAGGAGATCGCCGAGAAGACCGGCAAGAGCCGCGCCTACGTGTATGGCCGGATGAAGCTGCTCGATCTCGGCCAGGCCGGGCGCAAGGCCTTCTACGAGGGCAAGCTCAACGCGTCGACCGCCCTGTACGTCGCCCGCGTGCCGGTCGCCGGCGGGCTGCAGGAGGACGCGGTCAAGGAAATCACCCGTCCGGACTGGCAGGGCCAGTCGATGAGCGCCCGCCGTGCGCTGGAGCATCTGCAGGCGAACTACATGCTCCGGCTCGCCGACGCCCCGTTCAAGTCCGGCGACGCAGAGCTGGTGCCGGCGGCCGGCGCCTGCGGGCCCTGCCCGAAGCGCACCGGCAACCAGAAGGAACTCTTCGCCGACGTGAAGGGTGCAGACGTCTGCACGGACCCGACCTGCTACCGCGCGAAGGTCGCGGCGTACACCGAGCAGGCGATCGCCAAGGCCTCGGCCACGGGCCAGCGGGTGATCCAGGGCAAGGAGGCCAAGAAGGTCGCGCCGCACGGGTTCCGCTCGCTGCAGGGCCACGTGCGTCTCGATGACCGCGACTGGAACGATCCGAAGAACCGCACGTACCGCCAGATCCTCGGCAAGGGCTACGTGCCGACGCTCATCGTCGACCAGGAGAAAGGCGAGCTGCACGAGATCGCGCCAGTTGCCGACCTCCCGAAGGAGGCGAAGAAGGATGCCGGTCGCGACCGCTACCAGGAGCAGGCCAAGGCCGACCAGCGCAAGCGCGACCTCGAGATCAAGTACCGCGCCACCGTGCTGCGGCGACTGCACGAGCACGCGACCGCGAACCTCGGCGAAGGCCTGCAGCGCGTCGGCATGGACATCGTTGCGCAGCGCTTGTGGCAATCACTGAGCCACGACGCGAAAGCGAAGCTCTTCAAGGCCCTCGACTGGCCAGTGGAGAAAGGCCGCGTCGGCGCCGACTACAAGCTGCCGACGCCGTTCGAGTCGCAGACCGAGAACCAGCTGCTCTGGACGATCCAGCTCCTCGCCGTCGCCGCCGAGCTCGAGGTGTGGATGCACAGCGCGAAGAAGCCCGAAGGCCTCGAGGATCTCGCGGCGGATCGCGGCGTCGACACGGCTGCCATCCGCAAGGAGCTGCAGGCCGAGGCGAAGGCGAAGAGCGCGAAGAAGGCCGCGGCCGCACGCGACAAGGCCCGTGGCGAACGGCGCGCCACGAAGATGGCTGAGAACCAGAAGGCGGCGAAGGCCGCGAAGGTGAAAGCGTGATGCGTACCTGCACGAGCTGCGAGACCGAGAAGCGCGACACCGATTTCCGCAAGGCTGGACGCGGGCGCAAGGCGGTCTGCATGGCCTGCGAAGCCGACGTGGCCGCCAACCCGGCGGAGTCGCCCCCGGCTCCGGTCAAGATCACGGCGGCGCTCGAGGTGCACGCAGGCCTTGGGTTCCGCGTCTCGATCGAGGACGGCACCCTGCAGCTCGAGCAGGACCGTGCGGACGACGACGGCAAGGTCTACACGCACCAGGTGAGCCTCGCGCCGCACGAGGCGCGGCAGCTCGTCGAGTTCGTGGCCGAGCAGGTCGAGAGGGCGGGGGTCGCGTGAGCCAGCAGTTCACCATCGCCGAGCAGCTTGACGCGATCGACCGCGAGATCCGCTTCCGGCGGCACGTGTACCCGCGGCGCGTGGCGGAGTCGCGGATGTCTCAGAAGGAAGCCGATCGGCAGATCGCGCTCATGGAGGCGGTCAAGGCGACCGTCGCGAAGATCGGGCGGGAGCAGAAGGAGCTTGACCTGTGAGCATCGAAGCCTACCCGCTCACCTGGCCAGACGGCTGGCGGCGCACGCCGGCACACCAGCGCGCGTACGGTCGATTCGGTAAAGGGGAGACGCGAGGCAGCGGCGAATTCAGTTATCGCAGCAGAGGCCAACTGACCGTCGCGGACGGCCTCGGGCGCGTGCTCGACGAGCTCGGCCGCATGGGAGTCCGTCGCGAGGACGTGATCATCTCGACGAACGTCGCGACGCGTTTAGACGGACTGCCGCGCTCCGGCCAGCGCGCGCCGGACGACCCCGGCGCCGCGGTGTACTGGCACGACCGTGCGTCACGTCAGCGCCGGTGCATGGCGATCGACCGATACACGAAGGTGCAGGACAACCTGGCCGCAATCGCCGCGACCCTCGAGGCCATGCGTGCGATCGAGCGCCACGGCGGAGCTGAGATCCTCGACCGCGCCTTCACCGGGTTCGTCGCCCTGCCCTCGCCCGAGCAGCCGTGGCAGGTGCTCGGCGTGCAAATGAACGCTACCCGCGCAGAAATTGAAGCTGCATTCCGGCGCCTGGCCATGCAACACCACCCGGACCGCGGCGGCGATGCCGGCCAGATGGCGCGCCTGAACGCGGCGCGCGAGGCGATGGTCGAGAGGTGTGCGGCATGAGTGCCACCGAGGAGCACGCGACGATGATCATCGACTGCGAGAAGCGCGAGTCCAAGCTCACCGAGTGGGAGCGAGAGTTCATCGACTCCGTCTCGCGGCAGATCGAGAACCGTTCGCTCAGCGCGAAGCAGGCCGAGACGCTCGAGCGGATCTGGGACAGGGTGACCTCATGACGCGCGGCAGCAACCCAGGGCCGGAAACGGACCCGGCGATGACTGGGACACCGCGCGCGGATCAGACCATCGTCGCTGCATTGCTGCGCCAGCTCGCGAGCGACCTCGAGGCGGGCCGTCAGACTGTCCTTTCGGTCGGGGAATCGGCCGACGCGGACTCGTGGTTCGACGACGCCGGCGTCAAGCAATACGCATCTACTGGGATGCGCACGCTCACGCTGTCGATTTATCGCGAGGCCCCGACGCCAACGGAGGCGGGATGATTGTCACCGAAGCCGAACGCGCGATCGCCGACATCCTGCGCCGGCTCGAAGCCAACGGCGACGTAATCGTCGATACCGTGGAACTCGTCGATATCGAGGTCACGAAGATGGAAGACGACGGGCGTCGATTCGTGCGCAAAGTGCGCATCAATACGCACAGGCTGCCCGGCCGGGATTGGGCTCCATGATCGCCGACGAAGCCGGCTGCGTGTGGCGCTGCGTGCGGGTCGCGCATGGACCGCGCGGTGAGCAATTGCTCGAGTACGACTGCCCAGGGCGCCCGCGACTGCGACGCATGGTGCAGCGTCCGACAGCGGACGGCCCGCTGATCGAGTCCTATCACGTCCAGGGGTTGGCGCAGGTCTACCACACGCCCGGCGAGGCCGTGGCGGCGCTGAAGGCGAATCCGTAATGTTCCTTTCCGCCGCCGACCTCGAAACGCTTACCGGCTACCAGCGCCCCTCGGCGCAGGTCCGCTGGTTGCGCCGGCACGGCTGGCGGTTCACAGTCAACGCCCTCGGCCAACCGGTCATCGCCCTGGCCGAGTTCAACCGCCGGATGGTCGGCGGCAAGTCCTCGTCTCAAGAACCAAACTGGGATTCGCTGAATGGGTCGCCGGCGAACGCATGACCGTCACCTGCCGCAGCGGGTGTACCTGAAGAACGGCACGTACTGGTTCCGTCCGAAGGGTGGGAAAGCCGTGAACCTCGGTCGCGACCTCGGGCCAGCGCTGGCGAAGTACGGCGATCTGATCCACGGGAACTGGTCCGGCCGCACGCTCGGCGACGTGATCGACCGGTATCGGATCGACGTGCTGCCGCTGAAGCGTTCGGAGAAGACGCGCGAGAACGAGGGCGCGGCGCTCGACCGACTGAAGGCCTGGGCGGGGCACATGCTGCCCGACTCTCTGACGGCCCAGATGCTGTACCGCTACGCCGACCAACGCCGCAAGGTCGACCGCAAGACGAAGCAGCTCGTGCCGGCACCGGAGGCGGCCCGCCACGAGATCGCGCTGCTGGGTCACGTGCTGGCGAAATCGATCCGGTGGGGCGTCTCGACTACGAACGCCGTCAGAGGCCTCGAGAAGGCCGACAGGAAGGGCCAGCGCCCGCCCGTCCCATGGGAGCAGCTGCAGGCCGTGCGCGCGCTGGCGACCGAGCGCATGCGGCTGGCGATCGATCTGGCGGTGTGCATGGGGCCGCGTCGCGGCAACCTGCTGTCTCTCACGCGCGAGAACCTGACCGACGAGGGGATCGTGTTCCTGAACACGAAGGGCCAGCGGCTGCAGTTGATCGAGTGGTCGGACGAGTTGCGGGCGATCGTCGACCAGCTGAAGGCACTGAAGCCGCAGGTCGGCCCAGGGCGGTTCCTGCTGCGCACCCGGGAGGGCACGCGCTACAGCGACGACGGATTCTCAGCGAACTGGCAGCGGCTGATGCGAAAGCATGTCGCGGCCGGCGGGCAGCGGTTCACGTTCCACGACCTGAGAAGCGTAGCGGCCGATGAGGGAACGCTCGAGGAGGCACGCGCCAGGCTCGGGCACGCGAGCGCCGCAACGACGCAGCGGTTCTATCGGCGAGGTGTGGAGAGAGCGAAACCGCGGTCGTGAATATTCACGACGACCGGGAATATTCACTACCGCCAACGCTCAAATGGCGCGCCCGGAAGGATTCGAACCTCCGACCTTCTGGTTCGTAGGGAGACGCGCTCTCGGGCATAAGTGCCCGGCCCGCAAGGCGGAAACCACCCGCGACGTAGTGCATATTTCCGGCCGATTCGCGCGGCTAAGTGCCTGATCGGCATGGACCGGGGTGGCGTATATACACCACGTTTTGACGCTAGCCGCCGCGCAGGCTCCATAGGAGCGCCAGCACGCCGGCGGCCAGCAGCGCCATGAACAGCCCCCGCAGCCCCTTGGCGCTCACGGCTCGACCGCCACCGCCGAAGGCTTCACGGCCGCGAGCTGGTCCGCCCGCTCTTCCTGGGCGATGCACTTGACCCGGAGCTGGTCGGCGCGGTCGACGAGCCGCTTGAGGCCCGGTCCAATATCGAATCCAGCTCCGCCTGGAAGGACGCCCGCTCTTCCTCCGTCAGCCGGTAGGCCTCCGGCAGTGGCGGGTACGCCGGGCACTGCACGAGGACCGGGGTCGGGGCACACCCGCACAACCCGAGGAGGGGTAGCAGCCTGGAGAGCTTTGAGGTCGTCGATTTCACGGACATGCTCGGACTCCTGCACGGTGAGTTTCGCGTCACGTTCGGCCACGTCGGCGCGCAGCTGCGCCACGGCGAGCGCGGTGCCCTCGGCCTGCAGCCGCTTGAACTCCTCGAGCTCGGCCTCGGCATCCTTGCCGCCGTAGTGCCAGCCGGCCCAGAAGATCGCGGCGACCAAGGCAGCGCGCCAGATGAGCGGCCAGAATGGCTTTGCGAGTTCCAGCCAGGGCGCGGCCATCGTCTTTGCGGCGGCGAGGATCATGGTGCTGCAGCTCCTGCGTCAGGGGATCGGGCCGCCGGCGAGGCACATGGCCCGCCCGACGGACGTCGCGGCCGAGACCAGCTCGCGGCGGATCGCGTCCCGCTCCGGGGCGATCTCGTGCTCGAGCCGACGCTCGGCGTCTTCCAGGGCCCGCGCTGCTTCGCGCAGCAGCTCGAGGATGCGGCTGCGGTCAACCATCGCGGAGCTCCGATGCGCGCGAGAGCGCTACCGACTTGTCGGCACTGCCCTGCGTCGAGCTGAACCAGAAGTTGACGATCGTCACGACGGACGTGGTCAGTGCGCCGAGCAGGAAGATCAGCAGGCGCTCGAGCTCGGGCGTGATGTTCAGGTTCGACGAGATGACCGTCGCGACAATCCAGCCGTAACCGGAGATCGCGACGCAGGACAGGAGCGCGCGGGCGATGAGCGTGTAGAGCGGATTCATGCCGATCAGGCCTCGTTGGTGGATAGGGCCTCGCCGTTCGAGGCCAGGAGCGGGACAGGAGCAGCCGCGACATACGGCACGCCGGGGGGCCAGCGGTAGCCGAGCACGCGGCCCGTGTGGAACGCGGCGATCGACACCTGGTTGCCCTGGTTGCCGCCGAGCACGAGCAGCTGGCCGAGGATGTTGCGGCCGACGACGAAGCCCACGTGCCCGCCGCCGGCCCGGTCGAAGACGACGATGCAGCCGAGGAGATCTCGCGGCAGCGGCTGCCCCCAGTCGAGCCAGGCGCGGGCGCGATACCAGGCCTTCGGCAGCGGCAGGCCTGCCTCGCGCATCACCGCGGCGCAGAACGTGCCGCACCACGGCGTCTCGTCGTCCTGCCACCAGGCGCGCAGCTCGATCAGCCAGCGGCGAATCAGCGGCGTCGTGGCAACACCGGGGGTCTCGCGCAGGCCGAGGTGACGGCGCGCGAGGTGGAGCCAGTCAGGGTTGCTCATGAGGGCTTGTCGGCCTTGCCGTCGAGCTTCGACTCGATGCGATCCAGAGTCTTGATGATCTGGTCCCAACGGCGATCATCGTCACGCTTCGCCACGTACTTCTCTGGCACTTCGGCCTTGAACTCGGCCATCGAGTGCTCGAGCGCGCGCTGATCCGATACGATCTTCGAAAGGAACCAGCCATAGCTCACGGAGAGCACGCCAAGCAGACCGATCGCGACTTCATGCCAGTCCATCGTTTCCTAGCCTCTGCAAGTGGAATCAGTTGAGCGCGGTCGCGATCATGCACGAGCCGGCACCGACGATAATGTCGTCGCCGGCAGTACCAGACGGGTCAATGGTCGCAGTGAAGTCTCCGGCAGAGGTGCCACGAACCAAGCCAAGCACGCGCACCTGTGAGAAAGTGCTGGCTGCACCTGCAGCAACACTTCTGAACGTGCCCATGCTCGATGAGCCGTTGCTCCACATGAAGACATTATTCAGAGTCGAGGAAAGTTCCTGGTCAAACGCGGCCATGTCCGTCATCCTGGCCATCATCAAAGCAACATCGTAGGTTCCAGAGTAACCCCACGCCAATCCGTACCCAGCAGCAGCTGCGTTGGCCGCGTCTGCCTTCACGTGAACGATTGCCTCGATGAAGTAGTCTCTGTTTGCCGCGAGCGGCAACGCCATGTCCGTCACCGTCGTATTCGCGGCATCGACCGCGATGGTCTGATCGCCAGACTTGTACGCGACCAGATCCCCACGATCAGGATTGAACGGCATGTCGTCAAACGGGATGGCGATCAGACACGACCCCGGATGCGTGGTCACATTGCCCGCCCCTGAGAAGCGTGGAGACCTTGCGATGCGCAGATCGCCCGCGGCATTGGTCGTCATCATGAAGTCTGCCATCACGAACGTTCTGTGCGATGTCGTGTTGCTTCCGTTCTGCTCATATTCGTCGTTCAGGTAAGGCGTGCCAATCGCTCCGCCATAAGTGATGACGCTCGTCGCGAGAGACCCGGCCGCACCACGGCAGTAGAAGTACCCGTACGGACCGTTGCTGACGGTGCCGCCGTTTGTGTAGTAAGTCTTCCGCTTCCAGTCCACGGTATCGTTCGCGTACATCTCACTCAGATCGACGATCCTGTATCTGGTCGACGCGGCCAGCGCGAGCTGAAGTGTCGGGTCATCCGTGATGGTCGTGCCCGTCTGGGAATTTGAAGTCAGCAGCCTTGCAAGAGAGATGGTCATGGCAGCACGATCTCCTTGGCGAGCAACCTAGTGCCTGCGCGAATGCCCATCACGCCAGAGCCTGTGACGATCGCGTGCTGGAGAGAAACGACAACCTGATTTGCTCCTGTCTTGTAGAAAGCTGCACCCTCGAACTTCGTGGATGCCGCTGGATTGGCACCACTCGTTTGCAGCTGGCGCATTTGGCTCGGACTGGCGTCGAGGTCCGTCAGCTGGAACACCGTGCTGCGCACCGTCTGGCTAGCGAGTGGATCTGTGGTGTCGGCCAGTGGAGCCGTGACCCACGCATGCGCATTAGCCTGATCCGGATTAGCCGAGGCTAGCAACCGCATTCGGTGAGTTGCGGATGCACCATCACGCGCGACACGCAAGTGGAAGGTGACGTAGTAAAGTCTGTTCGGCTTCAGCGTCACCTGCATCGGCGTCACGCCATCCGTGATCGTCGTGAAAGTCGTGCTGTGCGTGCCGGTCGTGAAGCCAGAGTCATAGATCACAGACTCAAACTCGCCAACCGTGACGGCTCCCGCAGCAGCTGCTGCGCCCAAGACTGCCTGGATGATCGTCATTCGACGTTGATGCCGGTGATCATCCAGGTGCCGCCCCCCAGATAAGTGATGACGCACATTCCGTACTGCGTCAGCAGGCGTGGCCCGGTCGCACCGTTGCCCGCGAAGTACAGCACATCGTCCGGAGAGTTCGCCTCGACGTCGATTGCAACGTCGTTCGAATCGAGGTTGATCACGTTGACCGTGAAATTGTCTGGAACAACGTCCTGCGGCAGAGTGATCGCATCGCCCGCGCCCGCACCAGACGGGTGATAAAGCTTCTTGCCGTTGTGCGAGGTGTCGAGTGTGAGGTTGCCGGTGAATGTCACGAGCTCGATCCCGGTGGCGCGGATCGTGCGCACCCTGGCCGACGGACTCGTGATTTCGATGTTCGCGCCGGCCTGCAGCGAGATTTCCGGCAGGGTCTCCCACTTGCCGGTGACTTCGTTCCAGACCAGGATGTAGCCGTCCAGCAGGCCCGTGGTGTCTGTATCGTCGAGCCCCGCAATCCCCGTGGGGCGGAAAGATCGACCGGCGGTTGTGAATGACTGCGCGACAGCGGAGTCGAGCGTCTGTCCGTAGGTCGGCGCCTTGATCAGCTTCGTGACCCCGATGCCAGACTCGGTCTCCGGAACACGCATGACCGCGAGGTCGTTCATTAGTACGAACGTGTCGCCCACCTCGCCAGTGCCGATGAACGCACTCGTGCCGCGCACTCCGCGGATCAGGTCCGTCAGCAGCCAGTTGCCGTCGGTCTGCTGGACCGCGGTCTTGAACTGGATGACCTCCCAGCGCCCGTGTACCCCGACGACAGCCACGTTCGCGCCGTTCTCGATCTGCGCATCGGTGACCGACGAGAGGCCGCTGCCGGAGCGCAGCACGACCTCGATCTCCGACGTCGAGTCGTAAGCGAGCGAGGAATCGAGCCAGTTTTCGGGCGGCGAGCTGAACCCGGCGAGCGGCGTCACAACGCTGCCGATCGTGCCCTCGAGCATCGTCTCGGCGACCCATGTGTACGAAGTCCCGCCGTCGGCCGAGCGGTAGACCTCCGCGCCGGTCCAGGAGTCGCAGGTGCCGCGAGCGGCTGCGTAGTAGCCCGCGTCACGGTCCTGCTCGCGCAGCCCGGGGATGTCGATCAGGATCAGCTCGGTCGGGCAGACGACGCCAATCGGTGCCCCACCGCCGGAGCCAGCCGGCACGTCGCCCGGGGCCGTGGCATCGTAGATGTCGGCATCGTCGCGCAGGCACTCGAGCCGCTTGATGCCGCCGATGCTGTACGCCTCCGAGATGATCCGCATCCGCTGCGAATCGCCGTCGACCGGAACATCGATGCAGTCGGTGGGCTCGAGAGGCAGGTGTCGATTCGACACCGAGACCTGGTACGCGTTGCGGGCAGACCAGGCGTCATATAGCCAGATCTCAGCCAGTGCAGCGGCCTCGGCATCCGACATGGCGATCGGGATATCGATGTCGCTGACGAGCTCGGAGCGCGAGCTGATGCGGCTGGCAGACTGGGCGCTGATCTCGTAGTTGCGGTCCGGCGAGACGTACCGGACATTGAGGCGCCGCGGCAGCTCCGGCTCCTGTGCCCGGTTCACCGTGACCACGGTCGGGCGTTCCTCGCCGCTGACGTGCGCCGCCAGGTCGTTCTCGGTGAGCGTGGCGACGCTCGCGTGCCCGCGCTCGACGAACTTCAGCTGCAGGCCGCTTTCGACCGCGTCGAAGACGCCGAACGACCGCAGCGGCGCGATTGCGTCCCGGGCCGGCATGGGCCGCGTGACGCAGTAGCCGTGCACGCACGACCCGATGTCCGACACGTCGATCTGCGCATCGGCCAATCCAACCCGGTTGCACAGGTCCTCGACGATGTCGGCGACCGGTTCGCACGAAACATCGATCGATTGGGCCATGCACTGGCCGACGTAGCCCCAGCTCTGCACGACCGGATAATCGACGCCGTAGGTCAAACCGCCCGCGATGTCGCCGTCGGCCACCGCCTGCGCGTACGCGGCCTCCCAGAAGGCCTGGTTGCCGTAGTCCGGGTGCGTGGACGGGAGGCACGGGTTCAGCGGGTACTTCGTCACGAGGCCGCCGGCCTCGTCGTACTGCTGCAGGACCTTGAACGTGCCGGTCGTGTACGTCCATTCGACGCCGCGGACGATGGCCCCGGTGGCTATCTCCTGAAAGTAGTTGGCAGACCCAGGCAGTGCCGTATACCGATAATCGTCGGCTGTGTCCCACGGCGCGCGGGTCACACGAGTCGTCTTGATGACGCGGCTCGACTTCGCAGCCACGTTGAGCGGATGGCATGTGACCGTCGAGTCCCAAGAGGCGTCCGCCGTCCCTTCGGGTCCGGTGTCGCTCGCGAGGAACATCTGAACAGTGCTGGTCGAGACGTGCCAGCCGAAAGCACTGTAGTTGAGGCCGATCAGTATTGTCTGACCAGGCGTGCCGGGCTCGACACGACCGCAGAAGCTCAGGCCCGTATCGTTGAACTTGAAGACCGTTGGCGTCTTCGTGTTCCAGTGCAGGTAGAGATTGATCTTCTCTCCTGCGACCTCGGTATTGCCCGGAGTCTTGCTTGTGTTGGTCGAGAAAACGCTGTCTGTGAAGCCGCCGAAGTACGCGGTGAAGTCGCGGCCCAGCGAGTTGGAGCTCGCTGCGAGGAAGGCATTTGGCGAGCTCAGCGGCGTTGCGCCATCAGGCCCGGTGTAGAAGTCCTGATCATCCACCGAGCCATAGTGCTGAATCGTGAACTCATGCACGTTCAGCGGGTTGCGGGGATCGTCTCCGCTAACCCACGGATAGAGCAGCTCGTTGCTGTACTGGGTGCAGTCCTCGTTAGTTACGGGGCCGGAGACCACCTCGAAGCGGAAGTTCGGCACGCGATTGCCGAAGAGCTCGAGCTGGAAGCCGTCGAACACCACGTACGCGAGGCCGCGGTAGGCCTGCGTGTCGCCGACGCCGACATAGGACTCGATGGTCGGGTCCGGCAGCTGCGTGTCGCTGCCGTTGTAGATCGTCATGATCTGCGCGGTCTGGTCGGTCTGAGCCATCCGCGCGGCGAAGTCCTCGTCGCTTTCGTCCGCACCCTGCGGGCTCAGGTCGTAGATCACCTTCGCATCGGCCCAAATCTTGCGGATCGTCTGGATCTGACCCTCGCAGATGCCTACGGCCAGATCAACCGAATACGAGTAGGTCTTGACGGTCTGAGTCGGCCCGCCCTTCCCGCCCACTTCCTTCTTCTTGACCCGCTCGATCAGGCCGGAGGACCAGATCACGTTGCCGGCGAGCGCGAAGGTTCCATACACGATCGGGATCGGGGCGCCGATCGCCGAGGACTGCACGCTCAGGTCGTTGAGGCGCGGGCCCTTCGTTGTGCCAAGATCGGTTGGAAAGAAGGCCTGCCCGGCCAGGCTACCCAGAAGGTAGCCGAGTTGCGGGTTGCCGAAGAATGAACCGACGATCGTCCCGCCGATCGTCAGTATGGCTTGGCCGGCGTTGCTCACGGTTCAATTCCCGGGTGTGTCCAGATGCCGCAGGTGCGCTGCACCCACGCACCGCGATATCCATGCTCGACCACGAGCCCTCGCTTTTCGTATGCGTGCACGATGGTCTCGCCGGTGCAGATCGCAACGTGCGCGAGCTCGGTGCTCCAACGCACGCCGACAACCGCGCCCGGCGCGGCTCTGTCCGCTCGCAAGAGCGCCCGGTCCATTTCCTGATCCAGCAGGCCGCAGGTCGGCAGGCGCCCGTAGCTGCGGTTGTCGTACGACCGGTCGAACAGCTTGAGCTCCTGCAGGACCACGATCACGAGCCCGACGCAGTCGACGCCACGGCGCGTGCGCCCCTGGTGCAGGAACGGCACACCGACCCAGCTCCGAGCCACTGCAATGACATCAGCTGCCCTGACCGCCAACCTTCATCACCTCGGTCATGCCGGGCACGTGGTATCCGTGGCCGCGGAAGTTCACCAGGTTGTTGAAGACGCCCTTGCAGGTCGCCTTGGTCTTGTTGCACCCGGCGAAGGCCTCGAACGTGTCTCCGGGTTCGATATCGGCCGCCATTGCCTGGAAGAGTGTGATGCCGCTCGTGTCGTGCACGCGGATCTCCATGCGGTATCCGTCGTTCGCGCCGGAGGTGAACATGATTTCGCCCCCGTCGAGAGAGAAGTCTGGGTCCGGGCTGCCGAAGGCGACCTGGAACTGCTTGCGGGACGTAACCGAAACCACCGTGCCAGCGAAGGTGTGCGCGGCGCGCGAGACCTTGCAGCGCGTGTCGTAGAGTTCGGCGTCGCAGGTGATCGAGTAGATCCGGCCGACTGTCTGCGAGAGCTTTTGCGAGAGACCCCGCAGTTCCGTGCGGTAGCGGCCCTCAGCAGTGCGCGAGATCGCGCCGAGCGTGCCCGACCGAAGAACCAGGGTCTTTGTCGTGTCTTCCCAGTTGACGAGGAACAGCGTGACCTCGGCGGCGTCGTAGAGACCTGCCTCGACGTCGATCGCCCGCAAGCCTGGGACGTCCAGTCCTTCGCCGGACCTCGTCGCTTCGACCTCGAGGTTGTCGACCGCGAGGTCAGAGCCGCTCTGAATGTCGCTTCCGGTGATGCCGACGGTGGCGCGGTAGGTGCCGGCCAGATCGCCCGCGTCGATCGTGATGTCGCGATCAAGCTGCGTGCCTAGGATGAGCTGCCCATCGTTTCGCAGGATTCGCCAGCAGACGGCTAGCGTGCCCGTGCCAAGGCCCTCAGTAACTGTCTTCACCGACCAGCTCCTTGAGGTTGAAAGGCACCGATTGAACTCGAAGGTTGATCAGCTCGATCGGGAAAGGTGAGTCGAACCTCACGGGGACCTCGAACTCCCCGCCCCAGGTCAGGGCCCCGGAGGTCGCAGTCAGGAAATCGACCGTGCCGCGGGTGTAGTCGATCGAGTAATTGACGCCCTCGGTCAGTTGCACGCCCCCGTCTGCGATCAGGATCGTCCCTTGCACTGGCTTGTAGATCTCGCGATCCTGCGAGCGGGGTCCCGCCGTGTAGCGCTTGGTCAGCTGGTAGAACTCCGGCGAATCTGGCACTTGCACGAGGGGCTGGTCGGTCGCGGAGATCGTCTCGTTGATGCGACAGGACTTGTAATCCGCATAGTCCTTGAACCTGAAGCCGTACGCGGAGCCGCCGAGCGCGTGCCAGAACTCGAGCAGCTCGGCCACCTCTGCCTCGACCCGCGAGACCGACGCGGTGTAACGGTGCCGGGGCCGTGAGTGGTTGCGGTTGCGGACCTCGTGCCCGCCCGCTGTCTCGATCGCAGTGACCGAGTACATCGGCTCCGAGGTGAAGCCGAACGACGGGCAGCTCGGGAAGGAGATCTCGACGAACATCAGTTGTTCCTTCGTGCCGCGCTCGCGACGCCGCGCGCGGCCGCCGCGGAGATCTGCTGCTCAGTGGCACGCGAGACGGTGCCTTGTGGCGCCGCAACAGTGAAGTTCTGAACCAGCTGCATGGGGCCCCCGCCGCCTGATCCGCTCGACCGGATGGCCGCAATTGCCGACGGCGACACGTAGCCAGCGGCCGCGGCGGATCCGACGAGGCCGCCGTCGGCGAACCCGGGGAGCCCGCCGAAGAAGTCCATGCCGTACTCGTGGAACGCGCGCAGGAACTGCAGCGCCCCGGGCTCGCGGACCACTTCCTGCGGCAGCACGTACTCGCCGCGGTGCACGACCCCCGCGGGCTGATACTTGCCGCCCGCGCCCGTGTAGCCGCCCTCGTCGAACCCGAACCAGCCGCCGATGGTGCTCGCGAAGCCACCGAGCGACTTCATCCAGTCCCATTCGCCGGCGACTAAGCCTGAACCTCCGCCACCGAACAGGCCGCCGAGCTTGTCTAGCCACCCGTCGACGCCGCCGAAGATCTTGTCGGCGATCCGCGCCGCCACGGCCTGCGCGGCGATCCGCTGCAGGGTTCGCCCGAAGTCCTCGACCAGGCCATCGAGCCCGCGCGAGAACGGGTCGACGAGAAAGTCCGCGAGGATGTCCTGCGTGTTGCGCTTGGCCTCGAGCGCGAACTCGCTGAGCTTGTCGATCTCCTTCGGCGGGAGGATCTTCTCGGCCGTGATCGTGATGTCTTCGAGGCCCTCGACCTCTAGCCGCGCGAGCGCCGCCTGCGCCTGGTCGGCGAGGTTCGGGTACGTGGCGGCCAGCTCCTCGAGCGCGAACTTGGCCTCCTGGTACTGCTCGATCTGCTGCTCGAGCGGCGTCTTGAGGCCGTCGATCGCCGCCATGCCCGCGTCGAGCACCCGCTCATACGCCGTCGCCTGGAGTCGCAGCGCAGCCTCGGCCTCGCGCGCGGCGGCTGCCGCGGCGCTCTTGTCGGGCTTGGCCGGATCGTCGTCTTCGGGCAGGAACCCAGGCACGAACGGCCGGCGGTTGCGCCCACCTGGCGGCAGCCGCGTGCCGGTGGAAAACCTCTGCGTCACCTGCGGGGCGCCGGCCTGCGCCTCACGCATCACGTCGAAGACGCTGGTGCCAAAGATGCCGTTCTTCTCGACGGCGCGGCCAAGCGCCTCCCAGGCCTCGGTGAACGTCAGTACCTTCGCCGTCCCGCCGTTGAGCCACGTGATCAGGTTCTGGAACGCGTCGAACGTCGAAGTGAGCGCCGGCGCGACCGAGATCGTGAGCGTGCGCCCGAGGCCGTCCCAGGACTTGCTGAGACGCTTGATCGAGTCGTCCGCCTCCGCCAGGGCCTGCGCCTGCTCGCCGGTGAGCGTGAGGCCCATGCGCTGAGCTTCCTCGCGCGCGGCGCGGATCCCGGCTGCGCCCTGCTCGAACAGTGGCAGCAGGTCGGCGCCCGCCCGGCCGAAGATCTCGACGGCGGCTCGCGTGCGGTCTGCCGGGTCCTGCAGGGCCGCGATGCGGTCCGCGAGCAGCTCGAACTGATCCTCGGGCGCAAGCCGCTGCAGCTCGCCGATCGTCAGCCCGAGCGCGGCCAGCGTTTCGTTCGCGGTCTTCGAGCCGCTCCCGGCCTGGCTCAGGCCGACCTGCATCTTCTTGAGCGCGGTGCCCAGCGCCTCGAACTGAATGTCGCTCTGCCCGGCCGCGTAGGCGAGCTCCGAGAGCCGCTCCGCGCCAATGCCGGTCTTCTTCGAGGCCTTGTCGATCTCGTCGCCGAACTCGATCGCCTCGCGCGCGAGGTTGACGAACGTGACGCCGGAGATCGCGATGCCGACGCCGGCGAGCAGCCCGCGCATCCGGCCGAGCGTGGAGAGGAACCCGCCGCTCGCCTTCATGGCTCCCTCGTACTCCTTGCGGGCCTTGGCCACGGCGCGGGCGTGCGTCTCCTGGTTGATCGCGCCCTGTTTCAGCAGCTCGTTGTAGCGCGCCACCGAACGGTTCAGCTTCTCGAACGGCGTGGCGAGGGACTGCGCCAGGCGCTCGCCCTCCTTCTGCAGGTTGCGCTGCAGCTGCGTCGCGCGCTCGGTCTCGCGCTGCGCCTTGTCCATGCCGGCCTTGAAGCCGCCCATTTCGAGCAGCAGGTCGACCGTCAGGCTGCCCAGGCTCTTGCTGCCCATTACTTCTTCGCTCCGGTGAGGATGCTCATGACGTCGGTCAACGTGGCTTCCGGCTCATCGAGGTGCGGCATGAAGTCGCGCATCTCCGCCTTGCCTCCCATCGCCTGGTTGATGCACCACGCGATCAGCGCGAAACCGACCTCGAGCCGGAGCCCGAGGTTCAGCGTCCCGCGCTTCTCGATGTACGCCTGCCACTGCAGCGCCTCCGCGTACGTCAGGCGCTCCTTCGCTTCCGCCACTGACGCGCCGCCGACTCCGTTCAGCACGAGCTCGTGCCAGAACTCATCGGCGGCGGTCAGTTTTTTGCGGCAACGACCTTCCGCTTCGAGATGGGGTTGATGTCCTCGATCACCTCGAGCAGTGCATTCGCGAGCGAAGGCACGATCTCGAAGGCCTTCTCGAAAGGCATCGTCTCCTTGCCGTCGTCGCCGAGCAGCAGCGTCTCGGAGATCATCAGCGCGGAGATACTCCGGTCGCGGCGCGGATCGCGGTAGAGCCGCTCGATCTGCCCGGCGGAGAGCTTCTTGATGTGGACCGTGAAGGTGACCGACTCGCCCTCATCGGGCGTCCAGGTGACCTGTCGTTTCACGGGCGTGGGCGGCACGAAGCCACCGAGCTCTTGAAGCTTAGAAAGATCCATCAACCCTCCTCGTCAGCGTCAGACCTTCGGCACAAGCGTCGGGAAGCCCGACACCTGGATGGAGACCTGGCTCGACACCACGCTGTTGAGCGCGAAGTCGAACGGCAGGTCGGAAACGTAGCCTTCGAACGCGATCCACGTCCGGGTCGTCGGCAGGTCGAACGCCGTCGAATCGGAGGTCGGCGCGATGCCCGTGCCGTCGGACCAGCCGAGGGCGAAGTCGAGCGTCGTGCCGGCGACGTAGAGCTCGTGCAGGCGCACGTGGCTCGCGTCGGCCGGATCGAAGTTGATCGTGAACTGCGCCGCGCCCGGCGTCGCCATGCCGGCCATGTACTCGCGGGCTTCCGAATCGAGGCACGTGGTCTCGATCTGGTCGCGGCCCGCGGTCAAGCCGTTGAGCGCCGTCACGCAGCCGACCTTGCGCACCGCGAAGGTGTCGGGGTCGATGAAGTAAAGCTCGGTGCCTTGCGTTTTCTTGGCCATCGTCTGATGCCTCCAGAAGTGGTGAAAAGCCGCGGTCTGCGGCGCACGGTTTCTGCGAGGCATCGGGGGCGTGGCGCCCGAAGGCGCGCGGCCCGCCGCGAGGCAGGAAAATTCAGGTCAGTGTTCGTCGGTGCGCGCGGCCGCCTCCTGATTCGGCGTGCCGCCCGCGTACACCTTGAGCCAGCGTTCCCAGGCGCTGAGGATCCCCTTCAGCAGCCGCAGGATTGCCCAGTGCAGCGCGATCGTTTCGGGGCGCAGGCTCATCGATTCGTGATCCAGTCGACGGTGAACGAGACCCGGTAGGACTTCGTCTCCGGGTCGCGCATCTCGCCGTTGAAGGCGCTCACGTAGGCCGCGCCCTCGATCGCGTCGCGCAGCGCGGCGTACACCTCGCGGGCGCTCGACCAGCTGCGGGCGTACACGTCCACCTGGGTGCTCGCGCTGTCGACGTTCGGTCGATCGCCGAGGTAGTTCTCGGGCTGGCCACCGACGACGGACCACACGGCGTACGGGTAGATCTCCTGCTGGCGCGCCTCGCCGAACGGGTACAGGCGCAGCAGTCCGTCGGGACCGGTCAGCAGGTCCTGCACCGAGGTGTCCGCGGCGCAGACGGCATAGAGCGGCGGGTGCATCACTTGCCCTCCGCGGCGATCCGCTCGACTTCCTTCGCGAGCGCGGCGGTGAGGGCCTCGAGCACGGCGCCGGAGTTCTGCTCGAGCGCGGGTCGCAGGAACGGCCGCGGCGCGACGTTCTCGGTGCCCAGCTCGACGAACCGCCAGTAGCGCGTATCGCCGCCCGGGTGACCGTTCGGCGATTGGCCGGTCTTCCGGTTCTGGTTGAGGGAACGGTCCGGGCGGGCGCCGCCCAGGATGCCGACGCGCATGACGACGCCGCCGATCGCGCGGCTCTGGCTGCGCGACTGCTGGATGTACACGTTCTTGCCGATGTCGGTCGGGGTGCCAGGGTCGTCGATGCCCTGCAGGCGCCGACGCGCGTCCGCGCGCACCACGCCCATGGCTTTGCGCGCTGCGCGCCGGCCCGCCGCCTCGCGCAGCTTCTCGCTGAAGCCTGCGAGTTTCGCGGCCAGCTCACGCCCGCCCTTGATCGCGATCTGCGTCACCGCCAATGCTCCTTGACCCACGCCAGCGGACTGGCCCAGGGCTTCTGCGGTCCGTTGAAGTGCACCATCCGCGCATCGGGCGGGAGCACGTGCTCCTTGCCCTTCATGTCGCGGATCGAATAGATCCCGGCCTCGCGCCCGTAGTAAGGCTCGCGCGCGCCCAGCATGAAGCTGATCCACGCCTGGTCGCTGCCGCGGAACCCGGCCCGCCGCGCCGCGGCGATCGACTCTGGCCCGCGGAACTTCGTCCACACGTCTGTACGGCTGCCGGCCTTCAGCAGGTAGCTGCCGCCGCCAAACCTGAGCTTCTGCCCCCAGTCGCGATACGGCCGCCAGCCGACGAAGTCCTCATGGCGACTGAAGAGCGGCGCCCAGTCCCGCGTCGGCACCAGGTCGATGTCGATGCAGAGCAGCCGATCGCCGAGCACCGTCGCCGCCGGGGAGAAGTTCCAGAGCCGCCGGTAGCAGCTCGGAAACCGCCCACCCTCGGGTGTGCGCAGCTCGCCGACCTTCCGCGCCTCCGCAGGCGTTTCGAACACCTCGACTTCCGGGTCGAAGCCGTGCGGGTCGTCGGCGACGCAGACGAACCGGTGCGGCAGGCTCATGTGACGAGCCACCGCCCGGCGCAGCGTGTTGACGTGCGCAGGCTGGTAGGGCCGGTCACCGAGGCCGGTGCCGTTCCAGAGCCAGCAGACGATCGAGATCATGGCGTCGAGGCGAAGATCAGGTCGTGTCCAACGGCCGCCACCTGGCGGTAGCCGAACTTCCCGAGGTACGCGGCAATCTCGCCGGCCTGCCGATAGCGCAGGCTCTTGGCGTTCTCTTCGACGACAACGACGGGCTTCCACTGTGCGAGCAGCCGGCTGGCGCCCTGCAGCGCCGGAAGCTCGTGACCCTCGATGTCGAGCATGATGGCGCCGAGCTTCGCGACCTGATGATCCGGCAGGTCGTCCAGCGCGATCGCCGGGAACGGCGTGCCCTGCTCGGCCACGGCCGAAGATCCGCCGAAGCGCTCGACCGCACCCACGCTGATGGTCACCGAGCCAGTCGTGCGCGAGAGCGCGCAGGGTAGCGTCAGGACATTCTTCGCCGTCACGGCATCGACGCAGGCCTTCCACAAGTGCGGCAGGGGCTCGAAGCAGAGCACGGACTTGAAGTGGCGCGACAGCTCGGCGCCCCAGACGCCAACGTGCCCGCCCGCCTGTAGCACGCAGCCGAAGTTCCGGACGAACGGCAGCATAGAGTCCACCACGTAGGGCTGACCGATCCGCGTCTCAGCGGGTAGGTACGCCGGACGGCGCCATGCGGCCGGGATGCGCATCAGGCCTGCTTCCGGGAGAGCGCCACTCGCTGGCTGCCACTCCAGCGCCCTGGCGCGTAACCGGCGGCCTCGATCCAGTTCGGCACCTCCTCGAAGGTGAGCCCCGCCTGCTGCGCCGCGCGCTGGTAATCCGCGAGCGTGTGCCGGAACTGCTTCACGCCCGAGCGCCACGAGCGCTCCTCGGGCACGTACGCCCAGTAAAAGCGGCTGCCGGCGTTCATGACCGCCGCGGCACGGCGCATGACGGCTTCCATGATGTCCTGCGGCAGGTGGATGAACACCGAGAACGCCCAGAGGTAATCGAACGTGCGGCCGGGCAGCTCCTCGCCGACCAGGAAGCCCGGCTCGCGGTTGCCCCAGCCCTCGGTCGCCGCGAGCTCGTACGCGGCGCGCACGGCCGCCGGCGCGATGTCGATCCCGAGGTAGTGGCCGGGGTCCAAGTACGGCACGACCTGGCGCGCCAGGCGACCGGTGCCGCAGCCGATGTCGAGCAGCGAGTGGTGCGGCTTCATCCCCTGCGAGATCAGGAAGTCGCGCTGCAGCTTCCCGTGGGCGTCCCAGTTGTCGCCGGCGCCGACCGCGGCCTGGTAGCCGGTCGTCTCGATCCGGCGAGCCGTGTGCAGCGCGTAGGCCTCGAGGAAGTCGTGCTCGAGGTAGAGCGCGACCGTCTCGGCATCCTTCTTCGTCTTCGCCGGCATCGTCGCCAGCTCTTCTTCGGTGAGTCTCACGTCATCCCCTTCGTTTCTTGCGATCGGGCAGCCAGCGCGCCAGGAGCCCGCCGATGCTGCCGAGGTCGATTGCCTGGATGCCGCGCCCGGCCAGCCGGTTGGCGAGGCAGGTGGCCGTGGGCCCGCAGGAGAGCAGCGCGACGTCCGGCCGGGCCTTCACGACCGCGGACTCGAGCGTCTTGATGATGCCGAAGGCGCCGACGCTCGGGCACTCGATGTGCACGGTCTCGGTCGCGAGCCTCACGCAGGTGAGCAGCTTGCTGAAGCTCTCGGACACGACGACCGCCCGCCGGCCGACCCACAGCTGCGCGATCAGCTCGCAGTACTCGCGGGACTCGAGGTTGTCGGCCGCGGAGTCAGGCCGGGTGATGAACGCCGAGACGTACTCGCGGCCGTCGTCCGCGCGGAAGAACCGGCAGAACCGCTCCTCGTGGCGCAGCCAGTTGGTGTACTTCGGGCCCGCCGGGTCCATCGTCGGGATGCCAATCAGGCAGCCTTCTTTCGGCTCCCGCACGAGGTTGAGCATCTCGCGCGTCAGCTTGCCGTTCGCAGGCTCGCGGCTGTAGCCGGCCCCACCCAGGATCTTGAGCTCGCCGTCGCCGAAACGCGCGATCGACCGGCCCTCGAGCAGCCGGCGCACCGTGTCGAACTCGCCGGCTACGCGCGGGTACATAGGTCCTGCTTGTTCCACGGGAAACGTATCGGGTCGTGGCCCTTGAAGCGGCCGCGCATCTGCGCCTTCCTGCGCGAGAACTCCAGCCGGTCCCGGCTCAGCGTGTGGTCGGAGGCATCCGGCACCGCGCTGCGCGTGAACACGATCAGGTGCGCCGGCTCGGGGGCGATCAGCGGGGCGCCGCCCGCGCGCTCCAGCTCGGCCAGGAATGGCGAGCCGCCGCCCAGGCAACCCGAGAAGTCTTCGTTGTAGCCGCCGGCGGCCCAGTAGAGATCGCGCGTGCACAGGTACGAGTCGATGTGCGGATGGATCCTGCCGTACTCGGCGTGATCCGGAATCTTGTCCTTGCGGCGGGTCTCGTCGGCGCGGCCCAAGCGGAAGCGCTCGAACCGATACCAGCGCCAGGGGTCCGGCGAGAACTGCAGCAGCGACAGAGCGGCCGCGGCCGGCAGCACGTGATCGATGTCGACGTGCACGATCCAGTCGGTCTCCGCGCGCGCAGTGCCCAGATTGCGGGCGCCTCCGCGGTTCCACGGGATGTCCACCTCGATGCGGTAGAGCGCGATGCGCTGCAGCAGCGCCGGGGAGGCGTGCTTGAGCACGATCGAGCGCGCGTCTTCCGGGCTGCCGTCGTCGACCAGCACGATCGACACCGCTTCCGGGTACTCCTCCCAGTTGCGCACCTGCTCGCGCAGCATCTGCACGTTCCGGTAGAACGGCACGATCAGCGTGAAGCGTTCAAGTGTCACCCCTCGTTCACTCCCTGGCTGCAGGGGATCGTCACGTACTCGAGGCCCGTGTCCCTGTCGCGCAGGAACCCCTCTGGATTCCAGTACTCGGGCTGGAGGTAGGAGCTGCAGCACTTCGTGCCGTGCACGATGCGCTGCGCAGCCTCGAGGCCAGGCCGGAAGCCAATCACGATGCGGGCGGAGACCTTCGACTGGTCGGCGCCGGCCGCGATCGCCTCGCGCACCGACAGCGGCTCGATCGCCGCGCGCACGTTTTCGAAGATCGGCTGCCAGCTCGTCGTGAGCCCGCCCGAAACCGGGTCCTGAGTCTCGACGCGCCGTTCGATGTCGACGACGTGCCGCAACCGTCCGGGATCAAAGCCGCTCACGCAGGGCCTCCTCGATCGAGCACCGACGGAAGCACCGCAGCGCGGTGTCCGGCGTGCAGTTCAGGACCTCGATCTGCATCTGTTCCAGGACCTTCGAGAACTTCTCCATCGCGCTGCGCCAGCTGGCGAAGCTCGCGCGGGAATTGAGCTTTCCCGGGTGCGATCCGAACCAGTGCCGGCGGCCGTTGCGCCCGTCCTTCATGTCGAACCCAAGCAACAGCACACGCCTCGCGCCGAGCTGCACGGCCAGGTGCAGCGCCTGGTAGCCGGAGTTGCCCCCGCTCACCACGTGCCCCGGGCGCGGGTCGTAGCTTGGGTAGTCGTACGACTGCGTCAGCGAGTAGATCTCCGGCCACGGCAACGTGTGCCGGACCGTCACCTTGCGGCCGGCGAACTTGAGCGCGCGGTCCTCGTAGCCGCGCCACCACTTCGCGTCGGCCGCGTACAGGATGTCCGCCCAGGGCGCGAACGCCGGAACCCGGACGCCGTCGCAGTCCGTGTCGATGCCCTGGTTGTTGACCGCGATCACGCGGCACCGGCCCCGAACCGCCTCGCACTGCTCGCGCGTCAGGCTCGGTCCGGATGCGAGGATCGCTGCGGTCTGGCCCTTCCATTCGGGCTCGACCACCCAAGGCGTCGTCATGCGATCGTCGGGTCCCGGTACGGGTAGAGCAGCGACACGACGGGCAGCGGCAGGTAGCCGTAGCCCGCGGAGGCTTCGACGGCCTCCCCGCCCGTGCCGTCGCGGTTCTTGTCCCAATGCGTCAGCAGCAGCTTCGTCGCCTGCTGGCACACGTGCAGCATGCGCAGGTCCGCCTGCTCGGTGCTGGTATCGAAGGCCAACACGTCGCCGCCCGTGTCCAGGATCCGGTACTGGTTGTCGCCGACGTACTGCAGGATCGCGGCGGAGGCGGCCTCGATCTTGAGCGTGATGTCGTCGTCGTCGAGCGAATGGTCCCGCCGCAGGTGCGCCTTGGCCTGGGCGAGCGTGATGAGCTGAGTCACCGCTCAGCCCTCGCGTCGGCGCCATCGCGGCCTTTCTTCACGGCAAGTCGCCAGTCGGGGCTCGTGCCCGGCTTGCCCTCGGGCGCGTCCTTCTGCGCAATCCAGTACGAGCCGCCGAAGGTCACGCCGTCGCCGTGCTCGTAGGCGTGAGCCTCGCGGAAGACCCCGCGATCGAGCACGACGTTCATGCGAGCCTCGACGACCTTGGCGGCGCCGGAGGTCCTCGCGACCGAGATCGCGAACGCGCGCTCGCCGCGTGGCTCGACGGAGATCTCGCGCACGCCGTCGACGAGCACCTGCCAGCCCGCGGTCGAGAGATCGTCCTCCTGCAGCGGGTCCGTGCGGCGCAGTGCGCGCACGAGGCCGCCGTGGTGGGTAGCGAAGGTCCCCCGCGGATAGCTCTTCGCCCGGTCGATCGAGGGCAGCACCTCGATCTCGAGGGCGTCGCGGCCGTCCCGGGGTGCGGGCCGCTGTTCGACCAGGCGCGCGAGGGCCTCGTGCGCCTTGGCCATGAACTCGTTCTGCCAGCCTGCAAACTCGCGGGCATGCAGGTCGTACCAAAGCTGCCGGATTTCGTCCGGCGTCAGATGGGTCGGTGGCTCGCTCGGCTCGGGCGCCTGACGCTCTTCCAGGTCCTTGACTCGACCCACCAGCGCCTCGAGGTTCTCGGAGAGCGTCGTGAGCCGCTGCTCAGCCTTCGAGAACGCCTCCGCCACATAGCGGCGCACCGCATCGACCGCCTGTGCGGCCAGTTCCTTAGCGTCTGCCATTGATCACCTCCACGAGGATCGGGACGAGCTCGAGCAGGTCCCGGTCGTCGCGTGATATCCGTAGACCAGGCACCGTCAGCGACGGCGCCGCGAATCCGCCGAACACCGCCGGCGGCACGGGGGGCTCTACTGGCGGCGTGCCGACCGGCCAAAGTCCGAGGTAGGCGACGGCCGTAGCGCCGAAGCCGACGCCGAGTGTCGCGATCGCGCGCGGGTTCAGGCTCACTGGCGCGTCACCGTGACAGTGCCGACCGTGGGCTGGGCGACCTCGAGCGACCAGTCTGGCGTCGAGATCTCAGCCGCGGTCTGGGTGAGCGGCGCAGCCGCGTCCAGGCCGAGACGCTGGTACACCTCGAGCAGCTGCTGAGCCTGGGTGACCGTGAGTCCTCCGCCGCCACCGCCAGAGTCGAAGCTGATCGCCTGCACCGGCTGCTGGTAGTTGATGCGCACCACGTAGCTGCCTGTCGTGTTGACGAACGGGTCGCCGCCGCCATCGACCAGTAGAACGCCGTCTCCGACGTTCAGCGTGTGGCTCGCCTCCTGCGGCCGGATGCGCCAGCCGTTCTGCAGGTATGCGTACACCGGAATCTTCGTGCCCGCGCTGACGTCGATGTCGTTGCCGCCCACCACCTCGAGCGCGATCGGGTACTTCGAGTTGTCGCCGGTCAGGGCCCAGTCGACCCAGCGCGACCACAGGTCGCGCACCGACAGCGACGTCGTGCCTGAACTCAGGACGATGCGCTTGTTCGGACCGTCGAAGGTGAGTGCCACGGCAGGGTCTTACGCGACGTACGCGCGGTCCTGCTCGGCCACCAGCGAAATCGAGATGCCCTTCGAGCGTGAGATCGTGCCCGTTGCGACGACCGGCTTTGCCACGCCCTTGTTGCCGGCGACGATGGTGATGGGCGCGTCGTCGCCGGCGGAGCCGGCGCCTCGCTGCACATTGCCGTCGTAGTCGTAGGTGAACGAGATGCTGGCGCCGGAGATCGTGCCGGCGATCGGGCTGCCGTCTTTGTCGTTCACGGTGATCGCGCCCGACGTGCCGTAGTCGTTGCCAGCGTTCGAGCCGGCATCGTCGTTGGTGAAGTACATCCGGTAGTACCCAGTCCCGCCGGACACCAGCACGCCGTTGAAGCTCAGCGTGCCGGCTGACGCATACGGGTAGGTGCGCTGGACGCTGTCCTGGTCGAGGAACACGACCCGGTTCAGGTCGGCGGGGATCACGCCATCGATGAACACGCCCTGCGTGGTGTAGAGCGTGTCGCCGACGAAGTACATCAGGGCGTTGGCAGTCTTGCCGTTGACCGTGCCGGCGCCGTCGTCGATGTCGCCCGCCTGGCGCAGCTTGTACTGCACCCAGGTGTAGATCTGCTCGAGCGTCGCCGCGGCCGTCGTGTTGTCGACGACGACCCGGAACGGATAGGCGCCGATGTCGTAGCCGGTCTGGTTCGTGCCGAAGTACTCGAGGCCGAGGCTTGAGTAGGGCGCACCGGTCATCGCTGCGTCGTTCGCCTGGATCTTCAGGTCGGACGAGACCGCGATCGGCAGCGAGACCTTAAACGCGCCGGTGGCCGTGAGGCCGACGTCGGCGAGGACCGCATCGTCGTAGGTGTAGTTGTACTCGCGGCAGAAGAGCTTGAAGTAGGTGCGGTTGTCGAAGTTGCCGTTCGACGCGTCGCCGTAGACCTGTATGCCCTCGTTCGGCGCGTCCGTGAACGTGAAGTTCGCTGCCGCGCCGCCGCTCGCGCGCTGGTAGTAGAACTGTGCGCCCGCCGGGAACCCAGAGGCCAGCGCGACGATGCCGACGTACTGCCGGTTCAGCACGCCGGCCGCGCTGTACTCCGACCAGCCGCCGTCCCGGAGGTAGGTGCGGGTCGTGTCGTTCGCCGGCTTCCAGCCGTTGTAGCTGCCGCCGTCGAAGCCGAACTGGAACTGACCCGACAGCGCGTCGATCGCGTACATCGGGAAGGGATACTTGTTGTAAGTCGAGGTCTCCCACAGCTTGATGAACTTGCTGTAGAGCGCCTGCAGGGTCACGCCGTCTTTCGCCACGAGGTTGCCCGCGGCGACCAGCGTGAAGGTCTTTGCGGCGGTGTCGATCGTGATCTCGGTGCCGACGTTCAGGTCGTCGCCGTCTGTGATCTTGGGCATCTCTGTTCCCTAGCTAGGCGGTGTAGTTGCGGTCCGCGACCTGCGCGATCGGCAACGACGCGTCTGCATCGTCGAGCGAATAGGCGCGCACGAGGTACGGCACGTAGCCGGCCTTGTAGACGCAGATGTCGACGCTCTCTGGCGTGCTGTACTGGTAGGCGTAGGTCGTGCCGGCGTTGGCGTCCACGTTCGCCCGCTCGGTCTCGGTGCCCGCCGCAAGGATCACGATGTCCGAGCCTGAGACCAGGCCCGTCAGGGTCAGCGTGATCCGGTCGAGCGGATACTGCTGATTCTGCGCCGTCGCCGTAGTGGCCGTGTTGATCCTGAGATTCGTGAGCAGGTTGCCCGCGTTGGCGGTGTTGCACGTTGCACGCACCTTCAGCCTCACGCCAACCGCAGGGTCAACGTCGACGAAGGATTCTCCCAACAACAGCCAAGAGCCGTTGTACCCCGACCCTAGATCGTACTGGTATGTGAACTCCAGATTTGCCGTGTTCGTGCCCGTAGCAACATAGTCTTGAAACTGCGTGTGCCCCTTCGCAAAGTAGGGCATTTCCCACGTGACCTGATCGCCAACGGCGGTGAGCGCGACCTGCCCGGCCGAGTTAAAGCGCGGCGTGCCGGCCGTGATCGCGCACTGCGCGGCGGTTGCCGTCGTCGGCTCGTTGCACAGAATCTCGATCTTGCCGACCGTGGCGCTCGTAAACGAGTCCTTCCAGTGCGTGCCGTACACCGACGTCTGCCCGGTCGTCGCTCCGGTGAGGCGCACGCCCTTGGCGACCGTGTTGAGGGCGGCGATCACGCTGGTGTCGGCATAGTCGCCGGCGACCGTCTCGAGCGTGATGTTGTTGTCCGAGTTCACGAACGCCCACGGGCCGGTGCGCGAGTTCGACGTATAGACGCGCTGGACGCGGCCGCCGTCATTGTTGCCGCCGCCGTTGACGATCACGCCGGAGGCGTTTGCGCTGCCTAAGTTCAGCGCCGCGCCTGTCGTGCCGATGTTCCGCACCGTCCAGTCGTAGCAGGCGGTGAAGTTCACGAGCCCGTTGTAAGGGTGAACGTTCGTCAGGCTGAGGAAGTCGAGGCCGTCGACCATCAGGTTGCTGCAACCCGTCGTGAAGTCG